TCTCATCAATCTGCTGCTCGATGGCTAGCCAGTAGTCCGCCTCAGATAGCTCCGAGGAGGTGACAGTAAGGCGTGCCAAGAACTCAGCAGTGTGATGACCTTTACTCATGTCATACGCATGCCACTGATCGAACTGATCGAACGGATCATAAGGATTGTCGATAGTAGTAAGCATCGTGTGAACCATAGCTAACCACCTGAGTAGAGTGCATCGTCAAGTGTACCAAGCGGTATGCCCAGTGCACGTGCTACCTCAGCTCTGGTGTACCCAGATGATAGCATAGTCCTAGCTCTTGCCAACTTAGCAGGAGTAACCACACGCTGTGGGCGTGGTGTTGCAAGCTGCTTGACTTGTGCTAGGTCAGCTCGATCCAACAGTTCGTTAAGCATGCTATCACTAATAGCTCCAGCTTGTACAGCTTCCCACTCACGAGGTGTGAACTCTACTTCATAACGCTCCGCATTCATACGATACCTGGCGTTTGCTAGGGCCTTAGATCTTTCACGCTTAAGCTGATCGTTATCAAGGTTGGGGTTCGCTGCTTTCTTAGCTTCATACACGAAGCCTGCGATGAGGTTGGCCTGTCGTTCAAGTGGACGATTTCTTTTTGCAATATCCAGTTTGTTCTTGAGCGAAGCAACTTCATCTTTGTATGTGACAGCAGCAGAGCTAGACTTCACAACCTTGGGCGCATTCAAATACTCAAGGCGTGCTTCATTAGCAATAGCCTTAAGTCTATTAGAATGGTCTGCGTAAATACGTTCAATACGGAAACCCACACCATCAATAAGAGTATGCGCATCGTTGGTCTCAGCCAAGCGCTTAGACTTCTCTTGACGATATACAGTAGTGGTACCACCCTTACCATCAGGCTTCTCATAAGACTCGTTAGTATATGTGTATACCTTCTCACCAGTCTTAGGATCAATCGGTCCACCTTCAGAAGCCCGACGCTCAATCCTGGTATTCACTCGAGCCTCAGCACCCGCTCTAGATAAGAGCGTGGCCGCACCAGAACGAGGGCCACCTTGGTACTTCTCTTTCAGACTGGGAATACCATTCTGGGTTTCAGATAACTTCCAATTAAGATTATGTTTCTCAGCGTCAATAACCACCATCGAATGCCGAACTGCACGAGCAAGCTCATCGGCAGAAGCACCCTTGATAGTCATGTCAGTAATAAGATTTGACGCCTTACCCATTTCGTTTTGCTTGTTAATCTTAGGCATACCTTCATACCCAGGATAATCACGAACGGGATCAAAATCTTTCAGCCCAGCAAGAGCAGGAGAATCCTCTACACGACCGGCGTTGTCTGGAATAACAATAACCGTGTCGCCGTCGAAGTCTGCACCAGATAACCTTTCGGCCACCTTATGGTTGATACCAATCGCATCACGTGCGTTACCAAGAAGTTTCTTTGCCTCGGGATGATTGTTGTTCACAATAAGACGAGGGATCTCAAATTTGCCACCATGCGGGTGACGAATAAGAACTACCTCATCTCCATCCTGGTAGTTAGGTGCATACACCTGGTTAGGGGCAAGAGACTCGACTGGTAATATAACGTGGTGCGCAGAGTCTTTGGTTAAAGATGCAGCTTCCAGATCGACAGAAGAAGAGTCCACACTGTTGGCAAAAGTTTCAAGCAGCTTCTTTTTGACAGCCGGGTTCGTCAGTTTCTGAATATCTTTCAATTCAGCTCTGTACTGATCCTCCAGCATACGAAGTTGCGACTTCGCCAAAGCAGGGGATTGCTTAGATAACATCTGGCTAGAAAGGCTTTTCGACCAATCTTTCCAGTCACCTTCTTCTTGAACGATGTTGGCTACAGATATAACTACATCGTTGCCATCCGCATCCTTTTCGGTGATCTGACGCTTGATCTGTGCAGCAAAAGGACTTTCTGGGTCCGGGTCTGCTTTCTTCATAGCATCGAGATCGGTTTTGATCTTAGGGTCGTTCCTGCTCTTGTTCGTGTTGAATACAACGTCATACCCATCGGGAATGTCGTCGCTAAATATAGCCATACCCTTAAGGTAGTGAGTAAGGCCCACTAATATACGAACCTGAGCATACTGGGAAGCTCCCAGAGAAAGATCCTTCACTCCAGGTCGGAGTAATATAACTCCATCGTGCTTGTCGCCGCCATCTTCAGCATACCGAACCATGACTCGACTCGGATCCAACGACTTCGGAGGCTTAATGAGGTTGAAGGTTCGACCCTTGTCCTCAGAATATGGCCCGACTTGCTGGATCTTGTCTGCGTTCTTGTGGAACTCAGAATATGTTGTACCTGGAGGGGTCAGAATTTGCGCAGTGGTAAATTTACCTGGGTTACTCAGCTGGGGAATTTTGTAATACTGGATTACGTATCCCTCTTGCTTGAGCATCGCCAACGCAAGCTTCTTCTTGTTGTCTGTAATACCAATAAGAGTTTCGACACCAGTACCGACATCAACATATGTTTTGTCGGCGACTTCACGTTTCAACATCTCTGCGATACTCATCACAACCGCAGCTTTGTCTTTCGCTCCTGGTGCCAGAAGAGCACGAACAGAAGAGTCCGGCTTCTCCATCTTGCGAGCGATAGCAGCAACGCTCCAACCCTTATCGGCGAGTCGCTGAGCTTCTGCGATCTCTGCGTTCTTGACTGCATTCTTAGCAATCGACTTCAGAGCACGAAGTTCAGTAGTAGACACATCTTTCTTGGGACGACCATTCTTAGGCTCTGGCGTATATGCGCCAATACCACGAGCAATCTCCACCTGGGAAAGTCCCTGGGCTTCGAGGTTTGAAATATAGTCGATAAAGCTTCGACTACGAGTAACCACGTTACCACCAGAGCCCCAAGGATATCGTCCGCTTCGACGGAGAATCCCATAGTGGGCGAGATGTGTAGACTCGTCAATCTTCAAGCGTCACTCCTTTCCTTAAGCATTTCGATACGCATATCAAAGTCAACGATTCGATCCATGATGCGTTCAATCTCATCGGCTTCTGGAATATGCGTAAGCACTTCATTCTTTTGGTAGATGCGAAGCTCTATCTGAATATCATGTGGCGAGTAACCATACTCTAGACAGAACAGGGCCGCATACACTTCCAGCTGCTTAAACGAAGCTGGAGTGATCCCAGTCTTGAGATCGTGAATTCGGAGAAGGTTCTTAACGAAAGATATAGCGTCGGCGGTGCCAAAGGCATTGTCCGAATATCGGAGCGGTTGCTCACAGGCCATTCGGTACGAGATGGCATCGTTGACGTACAGGTTAAGAGTCTTCTGGGACTTTGGTAGTTTAATCTTGAGCTTGATCGCATTGTGCGCAAACTCGTGCAGTTGGGTCCCAAGAATATGCGCTCTAGCTCGAGTCCATCTAGACTCCAAGCGCTCATAGTCATAGTTGATCCAGTGATAGTTACTGGGACTAAGAAAGGCGTGCTGACCTTCCAGAGCTGAGTGATCGTTGAAGATCATCTAAGACTTCCTCCTCGATCTCTGGGAATATAAAGGCAGCGAACGACATCTCGTTGAACAGATCTACGTAATATCCTTGGTTGGGTTGCTCTTCTGCTTGAGCGTCGATCTTGACTTCCAAGAAAGCATACCGATCTCGGTAGAATATAACTAGATCAGGTATCCCTTGGATGTACTCTGGGTCGTTCTTTAGGATCATGCAGCCAGGAAGAAGTCTCCTGATCTTCTTGATCAATTTCGATTGATACTGAGATTCTCTCATGTACCTCACCTTACAAAAACATAGGAGATGTCGCTTTTTGGGCGAGTCTCCTATTATAGCCGATGTTTTTCCTACACACTCGTATAGAATTAGAGCATTACAAATATCTGTGATGTAGGAAAGACTGGGGCGCCAGTTCGACACGATGTAAATATGTCTCTGAACAGAACTCCGTTCGTCACACCAGCTTCACGGATAGTTTCAAATATAACTCCACTCTTCCTTTCTTCGATAGGCCCTTTGGTTTCGTGCTCGAATTCTTGCAGGAACTGACGAGAGTACTTGACTGCAAACCACCGAGGACGCCACTCCAAGTTGTCTACTCGATTGTTCCTCTTGTCTCCGTCTTTGTTGATCGCCGTGTCAAATATCTTTGTACGCCCATCGACGAACATCTTTGCTACTAACGGCTTGACCGCACGAGTAACCTTCTCGCCATTCACATACAGCGGAACATACATAACCCCATGCGGAGAAACCTGAGGCTTGATCAGTCCTCCGGTGCTGTTGTTCTTTACCTCCCCGAGGTTGCTTACCGAATATCCTTCCGAATCTGGAATCTCGATCCAGATCTCTTCGAACGTGTCCATCACTACTCCTCGAAACTTGTCTATACAACTTCCTGTCAAATCTGACGAAAACTTGCCAAAAACTTTTTTGAAAATATCGTATGTCGTATAGACTTGAATTAGGGTATTCTATACCACATAGACTATTCTGAGATAGTTTTTAGGTCTAAATATGGCAGATTTGGCAGGAAGTTGTATAGAATGAAAGATTCCTTATGTTTAAAGGGCTATCGACCCATTCTATACCACTTTTCTTGCCTTTTTTTCGTCCGTCAAATCTGCCAAATCTGTCAAATCTCTCCAATATGCGTCTTGATCCATCGCTTTTCGTTGAAGTCTTGCTTCTTGTCGAGAGCCCTCCGAACGGCCTTGTCGACCACACTATCGGACGTCAAAACGAAATATGACAGGAACTTGTATAGAGTATCCATACGATCAATCCGACCCTGAGCCTGGGTAAACCGACGCCAAGAGTAGTTCATGGAGTAGAATGCCATAGCATCTGTCTCCTTACAATTCCACCCTTCAGCACCGGCAGAGTACTGAACCAAATATACCCAGTTGTCCGTCTTGGGGATCGGATCCTTTCTAGCACCGTTCCATTCTGCTACTTCAAATAAGTCTGACCACGTGTCGTTCAGATCCCTGAGAAGGGCTAACTCGTAGTTGAAGTTGTAGAATATGATCAGTTTTGGGTGCTCTTCCATGATCTCTCGAATAGCGGCGATTCTTGATGGATCAGAATATACCGCTCTGCGCATGAGAGAGAACATCTCTGCAGCATCCTTGATTGGCCGTTCCTCATACGGGTTCCATCTTTTTTTCATGATTACGTCCAGCAACTCTTTGTCGTACTCCACCTCGACGTCCACCATCTTTGGGACGGTGTGCTTGGTGAACGGCATGTCCACGAGAACGTCTGCTTCTAAACCCCTGAGCTTTTTTTCACCAATATAACCTTGGATCTTGGGGAACTTGCTGTAAGAAGCATAGATGACGTGCTTAGCTCGAAACTCTGTGATGTTCTTGTAGAACCCGTTCGCAATAAACACGGGCGCATAGTCGATCCAAGAGTCTGCGGGCGTAGCGGTAAGCATGATCCATGAGTTTTTCTTAGCGATCTTGTAGAACGCTTTCACCCACTTACCGGTTGGATTGAGAAGTCGCTGCTCGTCAAATATGAACGTGCAGTCTTGTACATCGACGTAGTTGGCTATGTTGTGCCAAGAGTCTACGGTGATCTTACCATACATCGAATGATCTGGGTTTGTAGATATACCGTACTTTACGGCGTCTTCCTCCCACTCTCTTCGATCCCGCTTCATTGCGGTGGTGATGATGTACAGGTCTCCTAGGCAATCCTTCTCTGCGTAATATGCCAGAGCCGTGATCGACTTACCGGTGCCGAGGCCGCCAAATAAGATCTTGCCGCTGGACAGACGCTCAAGCGCCAACTTCTGGTGGTCCATCAACTCTACGAGACCCATACATCATCACCTCCTTTAAGCTCTTGATGTTGCTTTGAATGTTTTGGGGTTGATTCCAGCCGCCAGTAATTCGTTTCTGGTCGGATATCTGCAAAACTCGTCGTGGTGATGATGAGGTCCTCTTGGGCAATCTACTCCACGCCCAACGTGAGTTCCATCACAACCAAACGACCAGTCCCCAACCCGTAATCGATTAACAACGCTGGAATTAATGGGTCTTTCATCCCTAACAAATATCATTGCCAGTAAGTTCCATTTGGCATGATACTCGACATCGTAAATATAACGACTAGGAACTATTAATCCAAGCTCTTCCCAAAACGCAACGATGTGCCTTATGCCAGAACTTCCTAAACCGATAGTTTCTACCCGCATTGGGTAAATGGGTATGTTCATTCCTCGGAAACCCAGATGACAAAGGCTAAGATTCCAAAGAACATTCCTTGTGTTGCCAACACGGTCTGGTATGAGCAGGGTGTTCCTGGGTCGTTCAAAGTAGAATATGCCGCCCAATACCCAGAAACAGACAGCAGAATAAAACTGATAACGACGCACACCAGAGTCCACTTCTTTTTAGTGCTCATGAGTTTCTTCATGTCCTTTCTAAATATGATCCCAGTTGTCCACTGGCGCAAACAGTTCTTGAAGTGCCTCTGGGGTCAACACTGCCGACCTCTTCATGTACCATGACACTCCCGGATCAACGACAGGAACGTTGACAACATACTTTGTCTCTAGTGTATCTCCAGACACGATCTTGCATATTGTTGCCTTACCAACTGGCAAATACAACCGTTTACACAGATAATCACGAACGTGAAGACGAATCGTGGACGTTAGTAGTCCCTTGGGAATATCCAAAATGTAGTAATCCGAAAACGAAATCGTAATGGTTTCGACAAACGTCGTCTTGGACATTACTTCCGGATCTTCCATCGGATTGTACTTTGTTGGCCCCTCGTTGTTGTAGAGAGCGTAGAACTCTTGGGGTGAAGTCCAACGAATGACTTTAGGGTTGGGCACCTTTTTTGTTGGTACCCGAAGAGCCGCCCAATGCTCGCCGGTATGACCCTTTACTCCATTACACCAAACAAGGCCATCATGCTCTGTCCACCTTGTTTCGGGGCACCCGCCGGATTTAATGTAATGATTCCATGTTTTGTTTCTGGATAAATACGGGCCTTTTTTAGGGTAGGTTACCGTCATCGTTACTCTCCTGTAAGTGAATCTACATTAAGACAAATATCAAGAGCACAACGTCCGTGCTCGTTCAGAAAGAATACTAACTCTACTTCACCCAAGTCTACCGGATGATCGGTCCATCCCGGGCCTTTCGCCCAGAACACGACATCTTCGCCGGTGTGAATAAGACCTGGGCCATCTACATCATGGTCAGCACATCGGAACGTGTAGTAGTTCACAATGTTCGCTGGGTAAATACGTTCCATCGCACCTCCTATCGGCAAAACCCATACCCCACGTTGAAGCTGTGGGGCTGGGAATGGACTACTTGAAGTACTTAGCGAGGACTTGCTCGACTGCGTTGTGCAGGTTCGCTTCCAGCATCTCGGCCTCTTCTCCAGTGAGATCAAGTGGGTTGTCGATTGGCATTTCGACGCCCACCATGATCCCAGCGGAGTTGATGTGAGTGGTGAATTGCGCTCCTGGGGTTTGGCAGGGGGTGGCTAGGGCCATGTGCTTCTCCTTTGAGTCGTCTCATTATAGCCCAGGTAAATATAGCGATCAGCTGTAAAGCTTGATCTGGGTGTGGCGCATGGGAACCATTTCTGGAATCGGAGCCTTCTCCTGCTCGCAGAACACCACGCTACTCTTTGGGAGAACCGTTCGCTTCTGATTCCCCTTCCGAGGAGTCCTGGGCCTCCAGTGACGGTATTCGTCGATCGTGTTCACCGGCTCCACGTCACCACCGTACTGCATCGCCGCCTCAAAGCACTCATTACAAGTTTTCATCAAATATCCTTTACGGGTTTTCTCTGTTGAACTCTGCCAACATCTCGATTACTAACAAAGTGAGATCAGTCTCAGTGGGAGGCATCACTCCGATGATCATGACGTCTGCTTCATGCATGGTCGTGCCCCAACAATCCGGGCAGTCATGTAGCATTTCGGCAAACCACTCAGGAACGAGGTCTTCAAATAAGGTTACATCAGCAATCACGTCACCTCCGACAAACGTAACTGCCGCTTCACCAATAAGAAGATTGTGGTCGTAGTTCCAACAGATTGGAATGACCTCTTCCTCGTTCGGATCCAACGGGACGTTCTCTACATCGTGTAATATAAGCCGCAAGCTACGCCTCCTTGAGAGTACGGTACAGAACCCAGCGACGCCAGGCATCACTGTTTGGCCCGGTGAAAGCCCGAACAACCCGATGGATAAACCGAAGCACCGGGTGAGCCTTTGCCGCCTTGATGTCTTTGTCCCAGGTGATTACGACACTATCTGTGAGGACAAACCCCGGGCCCTTTACCGCCATAGCTTCATTGAGCTTTTTACGCAGCTCTCGCATCTCGAACGGGGTGTAGTACTGAAGCTTCTCCCCACCAACGTGATAGATCAGATCCTTTTTGTAATTGTTGTAGGAATTGTTAAGCGACTCCATCTGCTTCGCCTTCCAGATATTCGTCCAGCTTCTGCTCCAATACGGCCAGTCGGTAAGCGTTGATGTGAGCGGAAAGGCTCAGCCACACAAGCTGTGCCGCAGTCTTAGCGTTCGATGCGTAGAACTCCAGCGACGTGGAGAGAGTCCCGTCCTTCGACTGGAACAGAATATAGCAGCACCACCGGTACTCGGCCTTCATGATTGAACCGCACTTGAGGTCTACGTCTCCAAACTGCTGCAGATCGTCCAGCAGCTCTTCAAGAGTTACATCGGTCATTACTTTCTCCTTTGTAGTTAAATATCGTGCCCCTGGTGGGGATCGAACCCACGACTGTCGGATTAAAAGTCCGCAACTCTGCCGGCTGAGTTACAGGGGCAACACCTCAGGTCAAACCGAAGTGGACGTTCCCTGCTACGGGATGGGTCGGGGCCTCAACCTCCAGCCACCAGCCAGTCCCGTAATATCCGTTGCCGTCGTCTCCGACGAACTTGGCCAGCTCAAGACGCTCATCCTTGGCGACCACGAATATGGTGTAGTGACCATCTTCCTGCTGATGCGAGCACCACTTCTGCCCGCACTTCTTGCAAATCTGACCGTCTCCAGAAGGCTCAGAAACGATCTCGACGTTGGTGATGACGCCGTCAATCGGATTCAGAGCCTCGAGGGGGTAGTCCCCAGCACCACAAGCGCAACCGCCTTCGTTGCCCCAAAGCTTCACCCGGGTTCCGTCGTCCAGAACCAGTCGACCCGTCGGGCCACTCGTCCAAGGATCCGGCTTCTCATCGGATATGGTTGACTCGACAATGCGTCGCCCAACCAGAAGTTCCTTCATCCGCTCTACCGATGGGGTTTCTTCGTGGTTATCAGGCATCCTCGGCTCCTTCGACATCGTTCGGGATCTGCACCATCTGAGAAGCCAACGCCTCGGCCTCCTCCTTCATGTTCTCTTCGATTGCCGGCATGAACTGCCCCACCAAGTCGTAGAGAGAGACGGGGATGATCATGGTCCGGCGATCGCCTCCGAGGTTTCCCTCGATCTTGGTGGTGCCGTCTCCGTTGTCCTGGTAGAGGAGGTAGTCGTGATCCTCGTCAACTGAAATATCAGGCATAGAACTATCCCTTCTTGATGATGTGTCGGACGGTGGACTCGGGGATCCCGAGCTTTTCTGCGACTTCTTGTCTGCTGTAACCCCACGCCATGAGGTTTCGGACTTCTCGTCGTCGAGCTGCTTGCGCTGCCTTTTTCCGAGCGTGCTTGATACGGCGCTGCTTGATGATGCCCATCAGTAACCTACCTCCCTGTTCAGTTCTTCTTTGGCCCAGGCGAGAGCGTCAAACACCGTAGCACACTCGTGTGTATGAAACCCCAACCCATTATTGGTAAGATCAAGGATGACCATAAACCTCTTCTCTGGGGGCATGTTTGGGCGTGGATAAATGCTGATCATCACTACCTCTTTCTGTTGTTTGAATATAGTGGGGCAGGGGAGAATCGAACTCCCAACCGAGTCATTATGAGTAACCTGCTCTGACCATTGAGCTACTGCCCCGGTACTTCACCGAGCGTATCCCCCGTAACCGCCGGCGTAACGAACACGAGTGGGGCGAGGCCGACCGGGCCTGACAACCGTACCCTCGTAGGGCTCCTTCTCCCGTCGAGCCTCGATTCGCTCCTGGATCTCGAAGTCCCGAAGCTTCTTCACCTTGAAGAACTCCTCGAGAGAACCCTCACCCAGGATCTTGTAGAAGTCGTAGAACTCCTCCGGGCCGTAGAGCCGGTTTCGGATACCCGTCACGGGCGTCGGACCGTCGATGTGAACTGGCGACGGCTCGTTGATGACGAGGAACTGCCCGAAAATATCTTCGGGCGCAACCTCAAGCATCGTCGGGCTGAGAGTAGCAACGGCAATGGAGTAGGTCTTCCGATTGATAAGAAGACCCATGGTATCGAATCGCATGTCTTTTTTTTTCCTTTGGTTAGTCGATTGAGTTACCGACACGCATGAGCATGCCGAGCAACATGGAAGGGTTGGTCTTGGTTACAGGATATGCAGAGAGGTACGTCTCGTCGTTGGTCAGATCCATCCAGTTCACGACCACAATTGCGTCCGTGACTCTGGTCTGCTTTTGATCAACGGGTCGAGGCGAAGACGCATCGTCTGGCCCGATGATTTCGGCGTACTCGTTCAGAAGGTCGACAACCTTCGTCTTGAACTCCTGGAGAAGCTCGGCTTCTGAAGCGCCCTCACTCGGCATCTTCGTCCTCCTTGTTCTCGTGCCCATCGTTGATCCAGACCAAGAACGTCATCGACATAACCACCACGATCGGGTAGAAAATGAGATGATGGCCGAACGCCTTGATAAGGAACACCGCCAAGACCAAAGAGAACGCCATGGTCAAGAGAACGTCGAGGGTGGCTTCCTTCTGTCTGCTATTCATGTATTACTCCTTGTTTTTGGGTAGAAGGTGGTCGTACTTGGTCTTTTCTTCCGGGGGAAGGCTGAACGAAACAATCTTATCGAGAGCCTCTTTCACCGCCTTTTTTTCACGTGGAAGCATGAACCCATCCCAGGGAATCCTCCCGAAGTTATGCGCAAACCACCGCACAACCAAAGGCTTCATTCGCTGGCACTGTGGGCAGGATTTGTTCACTGTTGGCTCTTCTTTCGAAGCCACTGAGGAGAATGAATCTCTCGTTGGACCGAAATGATACCTCCCAGAAAGATGACTTCTCTATCCGAGGTCTGGAACCAGATCGGACGACCAAGGGAGTCCATGATGAACCGTCCGAAATATGCCTCTACCCCAGCAGAAGTTCTAATGAGCCAACGCTCATCGTTACCGCTCAGGTCTACTTGCTCGTTGCTCATGGGCACACACTTCCATGCTGTCGGAATGCCTCTCGGGTGATAGGCATCAAATGGTCGAAATATGCGTCCATCTTGTGGCCGCACTGCTCGATCTCCCACATGGGGAACGAGGGGAACATGCTGTTCTCAAACTTCGTCCTGAGACTCAAGAACGCCATGAGCGACCGAGCATTCAGAGTCACGTACATCGAGCTGTAAATATACACCGGAAGCACACCACGAGCCACTTCCTTGGCCACGCCAGCATCTAGAAGGTGAAGATACTGAGCATACGTGTACTCGAAGGTATGGCGCATTCTTTGGGTAAGCTCGGCGTGCTGCACCTCACTACCAGCCACATAGCTGTAAGCGCCAGGCTTACCAACCTGGACGATCGGACGATCCCCTGGCGGAATATAGAACTCCGGCTCGAGCTGCTTGTACCGCCCAGACTCCTCGTTGTAGCTGAAGCCGATGCGGTGACGATGCCACTCACGGAACACGGCAATGGGCGCCTTGACAAAGAACGTGAAAGCGTTGTGCTCGAACGGCGTACCGTGCCGGTTGGCCATGAGGAAGTTGATCTTTCCCTTGGCCTCCTCGGGGTCCTTGTCCAGCATAGCCTTCGAATCCTCACCCTTGGTGCTGACCATCATGGCAGCCAGAACCCCGGCGTCACTTCCCATGTGGTCGATAAGCTCGACCGTCAGGGCACTGCTCGTACGAATATCAGTCATTGGTCTCCTCAAGGTTGTGCGGGTAGCTGACGTGCTGCGGCCACGGGTTCGTGGAGCAGGTCCCGTTCCGGGCGTAGTAATATGTCGTCCCGCCATTCAGCGAGAAGGTATCACTACGCCGGTTGTTCTTCCAGATTCCCGGAGCCACTTCATCCCACTCAGCAGGATCGTCGGTGATCGGGGTCAGGCTCTTGAACCGAACCAGATCGTAGATCATCTCCTTGATGTTGGATTTGGTCTTTCCGTAATATCCGTACGCATCGTACAGACTCGTGATCAGGCGGATGTTGACCTTGGTGGTCTCGTCCAGATCCGTCCTAGCCAGTTCTCGATCGACGTGCTCAGATAGTGCGCTCACTTGTGATCTCCTTTTTGTGAGTCTCTTTCATCCAAATCTTTGAATAACCGGTCAAGATGCTGATGCCAAAGACGATGTCCTTCGACAAAGTCTTGGGGGGCGTTTTGAAGAATCATCGCTTGGCACATTCGACAGACTAGACATGAGACGGTTCCTGTGCCCGCAGCAGTGGTCACGTCCAGCTGTACTCGGATGAATCCTTCTGGTTGATCCATGAAATATCCTTTCTAAGGAGTTGGAACGTCGTCCGGATTCTTCTTGATCCGCTCGATCTCTCTGGTGATGTACCACTGGGCCTTTTCCAGGTCCTGAAGCTCGGTATCCGGGTCCTTCAGCCCAGCCCGTGCGATGTACTTCACAGCATTACCTCGGTTGAAGTTCATCTGTTCAGTGAGATCGATGATCTCCAGACCAACGTAGGCGGTGTAATGCGAAGGGTGGTTTACGGGGTCGCTCTTATCAAAGCTAGAAGGCATCATACTGTCTCAATTCTATACATGTTGGCAAAACTTAAACCCCGTGTTGGCGGCTTAAGTCTCACCATACGAATATGGCTAGGCGGACTCCTCCGTCGGGTCCAGCTCGGGCGGCGAGTACTCGCAGTACTGCATGGTGACGCCGTCGCTCTGCCCGATCATGAACGAGTTAGCGTTGACCGGGTGCGCCCAGAGGCTCCCGTCCTGCCCCATGCCCAGCAGGCCGGCGAAGTCGTGGTGCTTGTTCCCGTTGAAGTTCCGGAACACCTCACCCACACCGTCCTCGTCGTCCTTGAGGAGGTAGAAGCAGGTCGCCCCGACGATGGCGGCCATGCAGGTCACGCCGGCTCCGATGAGGATCACATCACCATTCTCCTGGAGCCACTGCTTGATCTTCTTCATGATTACTCCTTGGTTGGATTGGATGGAAAGACAAACCCCACGCTAGGCATGAGGTCTTTCTCATTATAGCCCGTGTTATTTCTGCGAAAAATATAGGGTATGTTGTAGACGTAGAGAACAGAGAGGCGGGCTGTGTGTACCCATTAAGCCGGGCCATTAGTTCCGGCACCTCTCTGCTCTCTACAATCTGTCGGCACCTAGTCGCTGCTCCGTGGCTTAGCTTATTGTGCTTCGCCCAGCGATCATTCAAGTCAGAACGTGGAGTACGTCCCGCTAGTCTGCTGCCCTCACGGGCCAATAAAGCAGATGCCCGATTTTTTGTTTACCCTCAGACCCTCGGCTTGCATAACCGAGGAGTTTCTGTGTTCCCCGTGGGGTCTTCACAGTCTATGTAGTAGGCGGGTCGTGCGACCTCTTGATCCGTGGAAACCGTCGCCGATCGTAACGGCTTCCCGAATATATATCCCCCCGACATCTCAACGGGTGGGGCCTACTACCGCTCTGAGCCTAAAGCCTATTTAACGTCGCTCAGACGACGTGCCACGTGCCGAAGCCCCCAGAAGATCAGCAGCTTGACGGCAATGAAGATGATGAGACCTCGGTACCGCTTCACTTCTGGTTGTGCTGCTCGTCTCGAGCCGCTTGACGAAGGTGCTCCCGGATCTCGTCGGAGAGGCGGTATGCAGTGAGCTTCATGTTAACCCTCCAAGGGTTCATCGGATGGGGTCGCAATGTTGTGACCCACTTGGCATTGGCGAAGACCATCAGCGAGGTGTCTCCACTGAGGATCGAGTTTGTTTGACGCCACCAGAAGGTTCATCAGATCTTCAGGGAACGTCGGCATTTCGGCTGGCGTTGCTTTCCAGATCTCATCACTGCAGAACTTGCAAAGAGCTTTCCGCATGATCAGATCTCGAATCGTTCACAGGTACCCAAGCAAGGCTCGTCACGCCCGTGCTTGTGGATGATGGCCTTGTCGCCCCGCTTGAGGTTTCGGCGCATGTGCTTCCGGGTCTCATCCATCGAGATTCGCTCGGTGACGTAGTAGTCCACCTCAGCGCTAATTCGAGGTAACGACATAGCCACCATCCGTTCGTGCAGCAACGTAGGCGTTGTACGCCTTGGCCCGAATATAGCGCTTCATCACGCTACCAGCCACGACGATCGCAACACCCAGAACCAGAACTGGCCCAGGCGCTTCGACCGAGAGGAAAGGAATTTCAAGCTTGGACATACAGCGCTCCTTGTGCTTATGAATATGAGATCGATCTAGAAGAGCTAGTGGGTGCTCTAACCACACCCAGTTCGCCCTACCGTTGTTTCAACTCTCCGGGGGAAACGGTAGCATCCCCTAACCTGGCAGCTTCTACGACCTTACGGTCTCCACTGGTTATCCAGGCTAGGTTAGACGGAGGTAAATATACGTGGACCTGCCGGGAATCGAACCCGGGTCCGCTAAGCATCTAACAGCAGTGATACAGTCATTCCCGACGTTCCTGGCGGGTCAGGAAAGTTGATCGGTGTACTCTTTCCCCTGTCGCCAACTTAATGCTGCGGGGGTGTAGCCGTAATCAACATGGGGCTAACCGGTGTGAGTTTCGCCGGGACCAGCTAAACCGCAGCATATGCTGTCGGCGCCCTTGAATGTTAAGTCAACTCACGATGGTTCGCTTCCACCACTCAGTCTAATTCCTGAGAGCCATACTGCGCCCGGTCTCTTCCCGGTGTCAAATATCCTTGGGTAACAAGGCGGATACTAGCCCCGTCCGGCTGGTTAGACCAGCGCCCCCTCGAGGGCATCGAACTCGGCCCAAAGGGCGTCGCTCTCCGGAGCTGCGGTGTTATCCTCAGCATTTGTATGGGTGCCCCGTTTTAGGAGTCTGAGCAACTCCGACTGCACTGCTGCCTTCAGTCTCAACGTCGAAACCTGTCAGGCCCTAGAATCCGGTGATAGAGGAGTTAGAGCTATCCTCTCGCAATGGCATTGGTACGCATGCGTCCTGGCCAGGAATATGCACGTTTCGTGTAGTCTACTTTGTGCATGTACGCTTCGGCTTCACTTTACCCATTTCTGGGGAGTATCCATCTCGCCGGATTAAGAGAGCCTTTTAACATCATGCTCAGGATGTCCTACACTCGGCCAGCCCTCACCCACCCTGTCTGAAGGAAAAGGATACTGGCGGAGCTTGGATCTAGGCCGCTGCTCGAGCCTTGGAAATGGCGTCAGCACAAGCACCCGGTCGAGAGTCCCGGTCGTACAGATCCTCTCGGGGGATCTCGGAGGCCAGGGATGTGAGGACCTCTCCGGGACGAGCCCGGTACGTCTTTCGTTCAGCAAGGAGGTCAAACACCGCCTCCCGCATGAAGTCATCCCAGCTGGTCTTACCCATCCACCTTCTCCCAGAGGATCTCGTTGTTGTTGAACACAGCGATGACCCCGTCCAGAGTCGTCGCACCGTCCTCGAGGATCAGATGATCGTTGATCCAGTCCCGGAACTCCTGGAAGCTCATCCGCTTGTGAAACGGATCCCAGAGAGTCATCATCATGCAGTTGGCTGCGCCATCGGGAAGGTTGTTGAAGAGGTACTGCCCTGCACGCTGATCGGCCCGGCGAGCGGCCTCGATGAGGTTCGCTGCCAGGAAATCCGTCACGGTAACAACTTGAGCCACGGTTCCTCCTTCAAGGAATTGATTACGGCTTCTTGTTCTTGTTTCGGACGACCACGGTTGCCTTGTAGGCTTCTTCTCCAAGAAGATCGTGTGCGCCTTGCTCGTCGTGCGTCGTGCTGGCTCGTCGGATGATTACCTCCAACCCATCCACCATCAGGGTCAGTCGGTAACCGTTCGGAGCGGTGAAATCCAGAAGAGCTTCCTCGAGGGTATCGAGGTGGTACGTGTCACCCTCCGCCGTCCGAATATAGAACGGAGTGGGGCCTTGCGATCGTGCCATTACACACCAGCTTTCCGTTGTGGGGGTTGGTAGGGAATTCTTTCGTCGATGTCGTTCCGAAGATCACGAATGATCTCGTCCAGAAAGTCTCGAAGCTCAACCATGTTTTCCAAGATTTCGGGAGCTTCTTCTGTCCAGTCGGTTGCAACCTTTTGGAAGAGAACGGTCATACCGTTTGGGCCATGTTCTTCCAAATATAGGTGAGCTTCTTCTAATGACATGTCAGTATGAGCCGACAGACACGAAGACGCAAGCCAATGGTCGCCAGAGTACCAGTCTTGAATCAGAGCGAATATCTGAAACATGGACATGAATATACTCCTTGGTTTAGAGAAGGGGGGAGGTTTTGACTTCCTAGATCCTCCCAAACTAGGTCTCAAACTTCGAGTCACTGCAGTGGGGCAACAGAGATATGACCCCGGCGTCTTGACTTTCTCCCGCCTGCATGATCAAGCCATACGAGGCGCAAGTCGCAAATGTGCTTTCCATAGTAAAAGTAGTCACAGCAATCTAGGGGTGCCTGTATGGACTAGCGTCGTGCGTTTGCTTAAAATAAGCAAACCCCAGTACAGTACTGAAACCGGGTGTTCGTCTAGATTACTGCTTTCTGCATTATAGAACTATGTGTTGGTAGATCAAGCAGGAGGTGGTGTTCACTCCTAGCCAACACACTAACCACTCGTACTCTTACCTGTTCAATCAGGTAAAGTGACTGCAGTACGGCGCTCGGGCGTTATGTCCTATACGTAATCGAAGCGCTACCCTATGACTATTCCTCTAGTGGGTGCTAGAGCCGAGTACTGTCGGTATAGTCAGAGTTAATATCATAGAGGGTGAGACGCATGGCTTTTATTACTCTCCTTTTTTGATGGGGACAGGGGGAATTCTTAAAGTTTAGTCAAATGCTTGCCCAAGGCGTTTTGTTGCTGGGCGCTGTAGAGACGTTTTCATAACGGTGAGGTCATAGCTATCTAATAGCTAAGCTCGTTCCCGTTTTTGCGTCGATAGACATTAGTGCTCTTGAGGAACCGCTCACATATCACAAAATATGTGACCCCGAAAAGCAATTAAACTTCTGTCACCGGTACAGGACTGAAACCGGATACTTCTGAACAATGCAACACGTAGTGGGCGGGGTCGTTAATCCGCTTTGAATATCCCCTTTCAGCGAGCATACGATCACGCTAGGGACCCACTACCGCTCTGAGCCTAAGTTCTGTTTAACGTCGCTCAGACGACGTCCTGTCTAGGCGATGGACAGGAGATCCGGCTCGAAGTCGGCCGCCTGGATCAGCTCCTCGAAGGCGTCGGGCACGTTCGCCGGCGCCTCCACGATGGTGGCCTCGTCCTGCGCCACCAGCGTCATGAGCTGCTCCATGTTGGGACCGGTTCGCTGCGCCCGGTCGGCCTTCTCGCCCTTCGCCCGGCGGACAGCCTCCTTGATCAGGTTCACGGCCATCTGGTGGGTGAACCCGTGGTGGTCGTTGCCGGTCGGGATGGCGTTGGTCTGGTGCCAGTCCCGCATGACGCCTCGAAGCCGATCGAGGGCCTGGCGCTGCGGCTCCGTCTCCGGAACTCGCTTGCCGTTGGTCACGGAACCCTCGATGCACAGGAGGTGGGTGACCTCGCCGTTCACGACGTTCCGGCCCTTCTGCTGCCAGGTGCCCTGACCCCAGCGACCCGCCTCGACCCGACGGAGGGCGACCTCGAGGACCTTGACCTCGGTCTTTGCCTTGGACATACTTCACCTGCTTTCTTGGTTGTTGGGATACTACGAGAAGTGGCCCTTCTTTTGTGCTGTGCTTTGCACCGACATGCTGTATGGCAGCCAGAGAGAAGGGCATAGAACTCTGCCCCACCAATATGGGGGTGAGGTTGTTACCGGGGGTTGAACGCCATGCTGACGCACTCGATGCGGTTGATCGTGTGCCCGTGCCGACGGATCGGCTCGTTGAAGCAGTACACCCGGCTGTGGCTCGAGGGCTTGACCGGGCTGGCGTTGCCGATGCCGCTGTTGACGCCCAGGCTGATGATGATGGCCGCCAGGACGATGGCCAGGAAGGCGAGGATCTTCTTGCGCATTACATTGCTCCTTGGGTTGGGTTACTTGCGGTGGTTGGTGTAGAAGACGGAGAGGCCGAACACGGCCCCGATGAACAAAGCACCCAGCAGAGCGAAATTCACGTTCTGCAAGATGCCGAAGAGGATCACGAAGACGCCCATCCCGATCAAATATCCGATGAAGACGGACATGAGTTTCAGGGCGTCTCGAGCGTGGTCAGGACTCTGGTGCAGCATTAAAGCCTCTCTTCTGTCGAGAAATATAAAAGAAGAACCCTCAGTCAGTTTGGCTTTACGCTACCGTTACTGCTGATGGTAGGGTCTATAATACTGATAGAGGTTTCTTCTCATTATAGCCCTTGTAAATCCGGCGGATTTCAAATGTTTCCCAGAAATTTCCCCCTGGGAATATTCGCCAAGTGAACCTGAGGGGTGCACAGAAATCGGGGGGAATTTCTGTGCACCCCTCAGACCTTAGGCTACAGCCACATCCGCTCCGGAAATATCAGGAACGGCGGGCGTCTCAGCCTCGGCCTCCTCGATGGCGGCCATGGCGTCGGGGTCAGACGTGATCTCGAACGTCTCGAGATACCCATCGAAATCATCACTATCGACAAACTGCTCCTGGAAAGCGGTCTTGGAGTAGTAACGGATCCGATCGTCCATCACGGTGATCCAGCCGCCGACCTGAGCCTTGTGCCCGTTAGGAATGATCCGGCGATCGATGAGAATATACCGCTTCCCCTGCGGCGTCTCCTTGATCTCCTTCCCAATCAGGGAGAAGACCTCGTCGAAGTTGTCCTCGGTGACCTCACAGGCCAGCACTCGGAAAGGGACACGAACATACGGACGGTAATCCATTTGGTTTCCTTTGTTAATCAGTAGTTTCGGTAATGAATGTGTAATGGTTGTTGCTGTCTAGCAAGTTCTTTAGAACCGGGTGCCCTTGCCGAACAATCCCAGTAATGTTCCCATCAGAATCGATTCGGAGTTCACCAATGATCTCTCTCTGACCATGTACATGAGTGACAAGTGGAACGATTCTCATGAATATGTCAATCGTCGTCGCCGAGGTATGCGTCCTCCATCTGAGCGTACTTACGCTCAAGAGCATCCTCTTCGATGGTAACGAACAGCGACTTCAGGTACGCCTTAACGCCAGACTTACCGTTGACCTCCCAGACATACGGGTTGATCATCACGTCAGCCTTCTCGATCTCGGCGTAATCAAGAGTCTCGACATTGTCGACGCTCAGATTGGTTCGGCCAGTGCTCGTAAGCATGACCACTCGAGGAGGACGCACCTCGTACTTGACCGCAACCTGCAAATATGGGGTGGGCGTATCACCCTCCTCACGAGGAGCAAGCTGCTTGACGTTCCAACCGTCTCGAGCAAGCTGCTCGGCGATCTCGTCGTCCAGAATCACTGCAAAGTTTCGGTCGCCCTTACGATTAAAGGGGCCTTCGTTGCCAGCAAAGTTACGAAAGATGATGCGAGCATCCTCGATCATGAACTGCTGCGGACCGTTGTCTTCGTTTGCCATACTAATTACCTTTCGGGTGTGGAAAAACATATGAGAAGTCAGCCGCTATGGCTGAATCAGTAATTAGGCAATTGTTGATAAATACTTTCTTCTCACTATAGCCGTTGTTAAATATGTGGATCTTACTTTACGAAATCCTCTACGTAGGTGTAGTAGTCAATCGCATTAAACGCAGCCTCTACAAGAGCATCAAAGTACTCGTAGTCGACCTCAAGCTTTGGGTTAGCTTCGGCTTCCTCTCTAATTACCCAGTGATAACCCTTCGTACCAGTCACAGCAAAGAACTTGTCGTCCTTCACACGGTACAAAGTGCCACCGTTCTTCTTCACAGGAACAAAGCTGCCTGTCCTACCGACATGGATCATCTTGGAAATATCGGGAGAGTCACTGTTGGTGAAGTCAAGGTACATAGCACCTTGCACAACGTTCTTTGTCTCGCAGAGATCACCGAACTCGATCTCTTCACCAGTGAACAACTTCTTGAACACATAAGGCTTTTGGAACTGTGCCCCAACTGCCTTCCACTTGTCTCCCTCTTTCGCAATATAAACTGCGTCGTTGATCAGACAGAACTTGTCATACGTAGCTTCGTGTTCGAAGTCGTATCCATACTTCTTGCCAAACTCGACAACAAACTCGATGATCTCAGGGGTAGCATGCGGAATCTTAATAGAGTCCGTCTTAATGTGCGCAACGGTAAACCCTTGCTCCTGCACAGCATGCCGCAAATCAATCATGAACAAAGCGCCACGCTTGGCGACGATGTTGTCCTTGTTCCGATTGTCCCTGAACGGGTTGTCGAACCCAGCTGAAGTCAGCCCGTAGACCGTGTTGATGACAATCTTAAGCGCATACGATAGATCATCCAGATCGTCGCCGCCGCCCTTAACAAACTTGGCGAGCTTACCACCAAGCAGTGATGAGGCGGCTTTGTCGTCCTTACGCTTAATTGCCATACGTGCTTCTTTGAGATCCGAGAACCTCTGGGTGTATGGGCCAAACAGGTTGAGTCTTTCGATACTAGTCGGATGCATGGAGGCCACGTCCAACAAAGCGACGTCCTCGTAATAGCCAGGCTCGGCATAGACGTATCCACCCTCACCGGTGACTTCACCACGGTAAGTACTCTCCTTTCCATTAAACGAATATCCCTTAAACTGGGTTTCTAGTTTGGTGTACTCAAACTTCTGTTGCGGGTACTTATCGTCTCCAAAGATGATCTTCGCAGTATGAGCTTGCGTTGTGTGATTAACGCTGAGCCCAGAGATCTCGGCAAGAATCTGCCTAGCCTTGAAGTCTGCTTCTCTTGCGTGGAACACGGCCTCGGTAGCGACGACGTCGTTTGCGCAATACTCGACAACTTCCATCCAACGATCTTCCGGAACCGGCTGATCCCACGGAATATCCAACTCCATGTGAAGAATGCCAAGCTCAATCTCGAACTTCTTAAGACTTTGCTTGACTGAACTGAAGTCGTAAATATCCGTGTAGGACAGATTGTAGGCTTCGCCAAAGAGAGCGCTCTTAACGTTTGCAACGATCTTCGAGCTAACCGAGTACAACTCCTCAATCGTGTACGCTAAGTATCGAGCGTACAGAATATGGTTGTCGTACCGACGGTTGTTGAACCCCACAAGCTTCATCTTGAAGAGTTCTTCCATCTCTTCGGGCTTGGGGTTGATCATCTTCACAACCTGGTCATCACCCTCGTACTTCCAACAGACAACAAAGAGGTTGGGGTAAACCTCAACATCGAAGAACACCAGAGGAGCTTCGTCATCTCCATCGTTACCGATAGATTCGTTTTCCCCAACGAACTTCATCTTCGTGACCGTCTTGATGCACGCTTCTGCTTGATTTGTGCTCTTGGCGGCAAAGGCAAGCACTACTGGGCGAACGTCTCGAAGGTCGTATGACAACCCTTGAGCGTATGCGTCGTCCAGAATATGCTTGATGAAGTCAATAGAAGACTTCGTGCTTGGGTGAATCTCTTTCCGAAGATTCCGATCGATTAGCTTTCGGAGTCCTCGTTCACTCATCACAACGTTGTTGTCGATCACTGACGTCTCTTTCTTGGGGAGCCCCCCAGATAAGGTGGCAAACCCAAGGTTGTTACATTTAGTAAGACGCCGACGAAGACTGCTATTACCAAGAAGAGTCTTTACTTCAATCCCAACGTCGTAGATACTTGACAACTCGTGTACATCGCCATGATAAATATAGTGGAGGTGAATGCCCTTCCCGCTTTGGCTGAGTTCCGTGTAGGTTGGGGGCCACTCCATTGCTGCTTCAATGCTTCGCTCAAGATCTTTTTCACCATCTTCATCGGGAAGATCGATGTCAATGACGATGTGGTTCTCAGGAACTTTGACGTAATGCAGGCGGGACGTATCGAGACTCTTGAGCGTGCTCTTTACGTCTTCCCATTTGCGCTTTGGGCTACCATGATCATTAGCGTACTGAGCCTGCTGGTCAGCGTACAACTCGTCAAATATAGACGACTCTGCGTCTAGAGTTAAGGTGTACCCTTCATCTGGGACAAATGCTCGTTCCATACCTTGTGCCAATCCCTTGAACCCTCGGTAATAGCTACGGACAGATTGCCCATCAACTTCTGTTCTCTCGAGGAACTCGTCGAAGTAGTTCCGAAGTTCTTCCCGGAACTTGTACTGCGCCATCACCCTGTCAATGCCGGTCTCAGAGCAGAACTCTTTGTAGAAGGCGTAGGCTCGCTTCAAGCTCACGCCATCTTCCATTGTAAATACGTCGAAGTGCGCCTCGACAAAGTTGAAGAAGACGTCTGTCTGAAGCATCATCTCGACCGGGCGATAGGTGTTGTAGTAGTTTCTGCCCATCTCCTGGTAAACGTCCAGACAATGTTTAGCAATAGCGCCAAGCTCAAAGTTGATCTGATTCAGAAGAATGTGGTATCGGTCGGCGTCAATCTTTACACCCGTAGGATGCACGTCAATAAGTCGACGAATGATACCAGATTTAGCGTCCGAAATCTTGACCGGCTGGTTTGTGCCCATGAACAAGAACGCATTAACTCGAGCCGTGTAGGACGGCTTGTACTTCTCGTTCATGGTCATGTCTTCGTGAGATATGATCGAGTTGAGCTTGGTGTTGTCATCAATCTTGGAGAGATCGCCATCATGTTGAATGGCAACCAACGGGTTTCCCTTGAAGACCTCAGTCGCAAATGAGTTGTTCGTACTACCGAGCGCTTTGGCGTCAAAAGTAGTGACGTAGCCCTCAAACAGCAACTGAATGATGTTGAGAATGGTAGACTTACCACTTCCGGCAGGACCATAGAAGACCAAGAACTTCTGAATCGTCTTGGAGTCTCCGGCGACAACAGCGCCGATGGCCCACTCGATCTTCGCACGCTCTTCCTCAGAATATAGCGTACCGATAAGCTCGTCCCAAGCAGAGATGTCACCAGTTTCCAGGCTGTAGGGAAGCCTCTTACTGGCGTAATCAGACTTCTTGACTTCCGTGTTGGCGAAGACAAGCTTGTTGTCCAAAATATGGTGGTTGTCACTAATGTTCCGCATGTAGTTTCGGAACGTAGACCACACTTTGGTGTTGAAAGACTTCAGGTTCATCACCTGATAATTCTCGTCTCGATGCGCTTCAGCAAACTGATGAAGGTCGTTATCGACAATTCGCTGAACATCATACTCGTCAGTAGACCAAAGACCCGCTTCCTCATCCCAGACAGCATAGAAACTCTGCCCACGAACCATTAGATCTTTGGACCTACCAACTACAAAGTCGGGGTATAGTAATAGAACTCCATTCTTTTGCTCTTTCTGGCTAATCGTGTAGAAGTCCATCTAACCCCCTTTCAAGGAATATCTTTATCCACCAAGTACTCACTGAATTGATACCATAGCTCAACTCGTCTTTGATCTCTGCTTCCGTGACTCAATGGAAATATGCCTCCTCTACCATTCCTGTCGTACTCTCGATTAATAAAGGCCATGACAGTTGGGTAGATGTCAGCGCTGGACTCTTCATACGAACTTTCTGAAATATGATCTAAACCCAAGTTCTCTAAGAAGATCCAAATCCAATCTTTAGAGCTTAAAGCTGTTTGGAATGCGCAGCGATCCGCCAACGCAACAAACATCTCTAAGACAGAACAATCTAGTTCAAGCCACTCTTGCTCCTCGGCTGCGTCAATTCGCAACTCGTGAAGGAACACGTACCTTAAATCTATTCCGTCAGCAACTCGGTTGTCGTCCCCAGTCACCAGCCATTGAAATGGTATAGAATGCAAACCAAATATCAATGACCGGTAACTGGTAGACGGCGTCCGACCTTGGGTTCGAAGAACCTTCGTATAGAGCCAATTGAAATATACCTCTTCAATAGGCTCGTCCATGTTACTCCATCCTTCTCATCCGGCGAGGCTCAGAGTGGCGAAGCTCGTTCTCAAGCTGCTCCTCGGCAATGAAGCCAAGGTTCTCTCGTTCATGAGAGCCCTCAAACCGGATAACCTGGTACTCGCCCTTTCGCTCGGGATTGCGGACATACACGACGTCCGCCGAGTTTGAGCCATGCCCAAACCTCAGATTATCCGAGCCAATGACGTCATGCCAATTGTAAATCGGCGTGTTGTGCTCGTCGGCAACGACGTTGTCTTCCGTGTAGAAAGTCAGGTCATGCTGCATAAACCCGCTATCGTTACTGACGAACTCCTCCGTCGTGATGACGTAAGGAGCGTCGTTTGTACGAGCGGCAAGCTCCGCTTCCGAATCCCAATCGGAATTCTTGTTCGGCTCAAACACGTTCGTGATCACAGGCTCACTCGCCACCTCGGTGGCTGCCTCGTCGGAAATATCGATGTACTCCTGACGAGCAGGAGGATCATATCGAGGATCCGGGCCCACCCACTCAACCGTAGTGGGGATCTCAATCTTCGGAGGAGTCTCGTCCTCAGAAGTAAAGCCCTCAATGACCCCTGCGACGAACTCGGAAGGATCAGTCGAAGGCTCGATCTCCCCAACGACCTCGTAGGCCACCGTCTCACCGGTGTCTTCGTCGACCGTCTCGAAGGTAAAGCTCAACTGAGCATTTTCCTCTTCGGCTTGCGCCTTGCGCTTCCCGAGAAAATAACCGAGAAGCCCGCCCGCAGCAAAAGAGACGACGCCAACGGATGCCGTCTGGACCACCTTACTGCTGAGAATATCACTTGCATCCATCACTCCTCCTAAATAAGGTTCAGGATCGGCCCATCGACGTTGAAGTCGAGCCAAACACACTGGTCAGCGCCCGCCATGAACGATGCCGCCTCGTCGTCCATCAGGCCAAAGTCGACGAAACCGTCGCCGTCGGGGCCCTCGTAAATCCAGCCAACCTGCTGAGCCTCAGGCGAACGGTCGAAACCGAGCGAATCGTACACCTCGTTCAGGAACAGGTGGCCCTGCGCCTTGAGCTTCTGATTCGCAAACGTCTCCTGGGACTGCAGGAAGAACCGGTTCATGCCCGGCTCCGTCTGGAACTTACGGTTCCCCTCGTCGAAGCATCGAGCGTACGGAGAAGACTGCCCATCGGGCACAACGTACACTTCCTTCTTCTTGCCGTCAGGCCCAGCAACCTCCTGCTTGACAAAGCCACGGTAGAGAAGCTGCTCTCGGTCCTCACCGATCTCGTTCTGCACTCGAGCACGGTACTCCTCGAATGCCTTCGCAACGACACCATACGCCGCAGCGAGAGCAGCGTTACGACGAACAAGAGCAACGTGGGATCCAGTCAGCGCAGCGATTGAGACACCACCAAGGGCAGCCGCAGGACCATACAGACGAGTAATACGCATAGCCGTGGTGGCGTACACCTTAGCCAGCTCTCGCTTGTACTCCGACTCCTTGGTCGGGTCAAGAAAAGCCTCTCGATCCTGGGTCATGTAGACGGAACGCAGAGCGTCAACATCGCCGTTCGCCGTAGACAGAATATGCTCCAGCTGCAGCGTAGCCCGGCAGGCAAGCACCGTGGCGCTGATTGTGCCGATGACGCCCCCGACGAAGAAGATCGTGGGGGAGTTCTTCTTGGCCTTGAGCACTGCTCGACCAGCAGTCCGGCCCATACTAGGGATTAGTTTCATGTTTCTCCTTATAGTTTTCCTTCGGCCTTGAACCGAAGATAGATTGCGATGACTTGACTGTCAGACATGCGGTCCACCTTTGCCGGCCACGTGTGGCTGTTCGGGTAGACCTTCTTAATGGCTTCACGCTCCATAAACGCCGACATCAAATATCTCCTTTGTTGTTTACCTGAGAGGCTGTACCGGAGGAAGATCCAGCATCCAACCGTCCTGAGTCTGCAAGACATTTGCAAACACCAGTTCAGTCCAACCCCAGTTGTTGTCAATGTAATTGGTGGGATGACCAAGCAGGCTATAGAGATCTGCTACGGAAACAGCGTCATACCGATCGATAAGCTCAGACATGGTTTCCAGAACACGATCAGCATCCGCCTTAGAGACGAGAAGGATCTCCCCGACCATGTGCCGTCGCCCAGTCTGACGAACAGGCTCTCGAGGAGGAACTCGTCCTCGAGTGTAGCTAGAGCTGGGACGAACGTCGATCGGGTTGCTGTATGAATATCGAGAACGCCCATCCGTGCTAGTGCGTCGACGAGTACTCCGAACCTCACCATAGATCATCTGCTCGATGCCCTTTGACGTGGTGTCGACGATGAGATCTCGAACAGCGGGAAGGAGCACTTCCTTCGTAATATAACCCATTACGCTATTCACATCACTACCAAAGAAGTTGTTCTTGAACTTCTTAAACACAGACTCCTTAACCGGCTTGACCTCGCCGGTGACAATCTGCTTAGGCGCCTCTTTCGACTTTCCCGCAGGACTTTCTAGCGGGTTAGCCCCCTGCACCGTTCGTGGGGCTTTTTCCGTGGGCTGCTTCGCCCTCTTTGCATTCGATGGTAAATCAGACATATAACCTCTTTACTTTGAGCGCCAGTTTTTGATTCGTTCGGCTGCGATGTCGATCTTCGTATCCAGGTGGTCAGTAGTTAGATCACTAATCAGAAGCGTCAGGCCAAAAGCGCCCGCTGAAATAAGGGCCTTCTCAAGCCGACTGCATTCTGTCTTATCTACATGCTTATCTACGACCTCTTTGACGATGTGGGACACACCAGCCCCGACGACAACGCCAACGATCGACTTAAATATGCCGAGTCCGTTCATTAGATACCCCCCGTAGGCTGGCCCTCTCCGAGACCAGGCTTAGCAAAGTCGGGGGCGACACCCTCAGCCACAGCCTTCTGATACTCCTTAACCATGTCCTTAGGCATGGCGCCCTGCAGGAAATCAACCGACGCCTGAGCGTCCATTGCAAGCTCCATGAACAGCGCCTCGAAAGCGGCCGACTGCTCAAACGCTCGACGAGACTCCTCCGACTTGATGAACCGCTTACCGTCCTCAGACTTCTCACCATAAGCAAGGAGGATCAACTGCTTGATCTCCTCAATGATGACGGCGACATCCTTCGTCTCGACAATGCGAGCCATCCGAGAGGAGAACCGAACTCGATCCTCCCCAGCCTCGAGCTTGACAAGCTCCGGCTTACTGAGGTTGAAGTAGAAAATATCCTCCTGCTCAACATCATCGTAATCAACATACTTGATCGTACGCTTCAACATCTTTTACTACCTTTCAATGTATTTCATAAGTGCGAAAAATATAGGCAGACCCAAACCCCACGTTGTTGCTGTGAGGTTTGCGATCTTGTTCGAACTACTGGACGCCGGTGAGGCGGCCCTCCTGGGTCTTCTCCTGCGCCTTCCGGATCTTGCGCTCCTGGAGGCGGCGGGACACGGCGGGGGCGACGTGCTTCTTCGTGGCGGTCAGACCCTCCTTGACGGTCCAGACCAGGGCGGCGGTCAGGACGATCTTGAGGATGTCGTCGGCGGTGAAGAGGGTGTCGTGCTCGGCGGTCTCGTCGGCCTCCGGGATCTCGGTGATCTCGGTGTCGGTGAGGTTCTGCTCCATGGGATTGGCTCCTTGGGTTGGTGTGCGAGTGTTCTCTCATTATAGCCCTTGTAAATCGTGTGATTTTTTTTGGGCAAAGACTCATAGCCCACGTTGTTGCTGTGGACTACAAGTCTGAGCGATCAGCTCTCCTTCTGGCTCTGGGCGTAGCGGTACTGGCGGTTCCGCTCCTTGATCGTGCCCACGGCCTTGCCCAGGGAGTCGTCCTGGACGGCGATGGTCTCGATGGTCGGGTCGGTGCTCATTGTGCTTCCTCCGGTTGGTCGGGGATGAATCTCTCATTATACCCCTGTGTAAATCTTGCGATTAAACCGGCCCAGCGTAGTTGTACTCGATGCAAAGACACGGAGTCCCGTCCGGAGCAATACTCGACGTGATCTCCAACTCAAGAAGTCGATCTGACGTCCAGCCAAGGTTCTGTGAGGCGGACGTATCGTCTAGACCAACGAGGTCATAGAAGTCGGACAAATATGCGTACATCTCTCGATTAAGTTTCGCATTGATCTTGTTCTCTGCCCGACGAAGGTTTTCCATACTTGATTCGAAATATCGCCCAGTGAATCGCTCGTAGCACATAACTTGGCCAGAGCTGACAATGATGCTGCTCGATGGCGGGTTGTGCGCCAGCTCGTCCTGAGCCGTCTTAGCGTTGAGCAAATGCTCTTTACGCTCCCCAAGTTCCTCTTTCACCTGCTCACGGTATTCCGTAAACGCATTTGTGGAAAGAGAATATGCTGCAGCAAGTGCAGCGGTTCGTCTTGTCCCCACAGCAGTTCCGACGATGATGGCAGAGACTGTAACTCCACCAGAAACTGCAGCGGGAATATAGAACTTCCAGACCAGGTCTACTTTGTCTTTGGGCTCGAGCACTCTGGCGTGCTTACGCTCTGCAGAATCGATAGCCCTTGCCGCTTGGAAGGACGCTCGGCCAGTCAAATATGCAGTAAGCAAAGTCCCAGTTACACCGACGCCCGCAAGGATGGCTGGCGAGTTGGACTTGAGAAAATGCTGAGTGACGCCTTTGGCCTTGAAAAGTGAAAGTGCTGCTTTGTTCATTGACTCTCCTATAAGGGGGATGGCAAAAAATATATGAGAAGCTAGGGTTCACAGCCCATCTAAAACTGTGCGTTAAGTGCTTTTTCAGGCACCACCAGATAGGTATAAGTTTTCTCTTATACACCTTAGTGTCTTATCTTCTTCTCACTATAGCCCTTGTTAAAAATGTGGGAAACCCATACCCCACGTTGAAGCTGTGGGGCTGGGAATGGACTACTTGGTGGGGTAGTACTGGTACTTCTTGTCGTACATCTTGTTGTAGCGACGGATCTTCCACCGGTGGCGGGCTTCGATGGCCATGCACAAGCTAGCGCCGAAAGCGGCGCCAAGAAGGCATGACAGCAGGAAGTCTCCAACGGTGAGTTCGGAACCGTCGTCAAACTCTTGGATGACGTGGTCGAAGTTCACGGTGTGGTCCTTTCGGTTGTCCTATTATAGCCCAGGTAAATATGGTGAGAAACTCATACCCCAGGTAAAACCTGGAATATGAGAGTGAGCCCGTAGATGAATCGGGGGCTACGTCAGCTTGTGCTCGACGATGTCAGCTGCGGTCTTGACGACCATGACACCGATGACGGCGACCGCACCGGTCGTGATGAGGCGGCTACCCAGTCTCTCCAAGGAGGAGATCAGGGCATCCGTGTCGATCACGGGGGTGGGATCAGCGTCGTCGGGCGCCGTGGCGTCAACGAACTGCATCTGGATCGCTCGCTTCTTGCGTCGCATAGCGGGGTCCTTTCATGGTAGATGTGCTCATTATAGGCCCTGTAAATATGGTGGAAACCCATACCCCACGTTGTTGCTGTGGGGCTGGGAATGATTCTACCTTGGGGTCAACAGGCAGAAATCGTCTTCGGTGTGCTCGTCACGAACCTCACGGAACTTGATGTAGGCATCCATCGGCGTGCACAGCCAGTGCAGCTCGACACGGGCGCCGTGATCGGGGCTGAACGGGTCGTCGAAGTGGATCGTCTGGGTGATGATCTTGTTTCCAACGACCAGCTCGGCTCCATCAACGGTGCGCTTGTCGGCGTACTGGTTGTAGATGCGGGTGGCGTCTTCCAAGTTCCCTTCGGTCAGGGTGATCTGCGACCAAATGATTTCGGGCATGATTCCTCCTTGAGGGGTTGTCATTATAGCCCCGGTAAAGCTTGCGATCGAAAAACATATGAGAAGTCATGGGGTTGCAGCCCAAGTAACTAAACTGCAATTAAACGGCTTTGCTATCCGCACCAGGCGGGTAAGTCTTTCACTTACACTTCCGTGTCTCGCCTTACTTCTCATTAAAGGCCATGTAAATATGGTGCCCGGGGCCGGGATCGAACCGGCAAGGTGCTAAGCACCAAAGGGGTTTAAGCCCTCAGCGTTTACCTATTTCGCCACCCGGGCAAATATCACTCTAGATCATTCCTCAGATATCGAAGAGCGTCCAGAGACGTCTTAAGCACGTGACAAATATGGGAACATTCCTTCTTGTCTATCTCACGTGCTTGCAGTAGTTCTCCCGTTTCTTGCAGAAGTTCTCCCACGGATACTTGAAGATCTTCCATGTTCTAAAAGCTGGCAGAAAGGCGCTTTCGCAACCTCTTGCTGGCAACCTCCTTGTGGAAATATGGCTCGATGTTCAAGGGACAGAGAAGGAAGTCTCTCCGATCCAGTTTACGCCCCAGGCGCCGTTCGATGCACTTAACACACAGACGGCCGCCTCTTGGGCTCATCCCCGCTTGCTGCCATACGTGATCATGAACCATGTAATTCTCTTGAATATAGTCCACATCAACCGAACAGTCAACACAGAGTGGGTTTACCAAAAACCTAACAAAGTGCTTCTTACGGACCTTCTTGTTCTTACTCATTATCTTCCTTTTCGTTGTAACGAAAACCTCTAGCCCACGTTGTTAGCGTGGGGGTCGAGGCTACTTGCGGACGATGGTCTCGAACTTGTCGGATTCGGTGTTCTCGAACTTCCAGGTGTTCTCGAAGTCGGCTCCCCACATGAACGTGTACACAACGTTGTTGGTTTCCTTCTGGCCATCCGTGATCAGGTAGGTCTCAGCGCCAAAGCTGGCGTTGAACTCCACCTCATCCCGGGTGTCCAGACGGAAACCGTTCTCGGCTGCGTGTGCGTCGATGTACGGAATCGTCTCGTCGGTGACCTTGATTGCTCGGGGCATGGTGGGTCCTTTGGGTTGATGGTTCGTCTCATTATAGCCCCGGTAAATCTTGCGATCGATCAAAAAATATAGGCGATGTAGAACCCGACCCACAAAGACTCATACGCCATGTACGGATGGTAACTTGTGCATGACGTAGGAGTCTTCGGGGTGGGAAAGGTGTTCTACTTCGGTCGGCTGAACAGCATGGAAGCCTTGCTCGTGAACACGCCATCACGTTCGATGAGGGCGATGAGGGCCACGGCAGCGAGCGTTCCCAGTCCGCTGATGACAGCATCGGGGGTCAATCGGGGTCGACGGGATTTCGTCTTCACCTTCATGAGCCTCTCGAGCTTCTCCAGCAGAGCGGGGTACTCATCTGCCTCGGGCCCGTACATCCGCATCTCTTCGATGACGGCGATGATCAGGGGGTCAAGGCTGGTCGGCTGTGTCTTTGGGAATTTCACAGATGTCCTTTCGGTTGTCCTACTATAGCCCAAGTAAATATGGTGGGCTACTCCCGAATCACCTTTAAGGTAAGCTCAGACTTATCTGCGATCGAAGACTGCAAATCGTCCAAACCAAGGACCACCTGAGTTCCGTCTTCGTTTGGCACAACCTTGATGTCCCCATCGTACTTCTTGTCGCTCTTGTTGTAGGTCTTGATCGAAACATGCAGGATCAGACCAAGAAACGTGTCGATGGCCGTAATCGTACCAACAACCTCGGCTGCGTTCGGTAGATTCCAGATAGAAGCCACCGTAAAGTAAAGGGTCCCCAGGCCGGGAAGCCAAATCAGAGCGAACTCTTTAAGCCGATCGTATACTTTTGAACTAAAGAATGGGCTAGTCACTGTTTCGACTTTCTCCTCTTGTGCGCCCGCCAATATCGTAAAAGAACTGTAAAGCATCTGGTTGCTCTTCGGCCAAGAGCAGATAACAATAATCCGGAAGTTCCACAACAGACTCTCTGCGTTTAAGCTCGTCGGAAATATCGTTGTCTGCGATAACCACAGCTCTAATAAGAACACCACTTATGCAGCCGCCTGTTTGCCCACGATCTACGGCATCGCTGCTAGCAAGATCGCCAGCCCAGAACATACCCCAGACAAAAGACGTAAATATAAGCAAAACATAGACGACAAGTAGCACATACAGTATCAGTCTGTTCGTTTTACGGACTTGCTCAGGATGTGGAATCGCATTTGGCTCGATACCCAGCAAAGTCGTTGTTTCTTTGGTCAAGAACCTCTTCCTTTCTCTGCACTTCGTCGCTTGCTGTTTCTAACTCAGTAATCAAACCAGGACGAATATCCTGCGACCTAGCAGAGCTACGAATGATTTCATCAACCGCCCGATCTCGTCGACTGTCAGCCGATGCTCTTTCGTGGAAAGCACTGTCTCTGTTAATTCGAAGCTCTGTAATACAATCTTGCCGGGCGATGAACGAAAATATAGACTGCGTGACCGACACAGTAACAAACAAGAAACAGAGAATGACTACAACGCACGTGACCGCCATCGCATAGAAGACCCCTTTACGAACCGCTAAGTGGGTTTCTTGAGAGTACGTAACTCGTACTCCACTTTCGCCAATTGGTTCTGGGCCTCCTGAAGATGCGCTCGAGTTTGAGCGTGATCCTGATGACATTCATGCTCCTTTCGCTCTGCTTCTGTCACTCTTTTTTCAAGAGCTAGTATTTCTTCGGCTTGGTGGTTCACCTGGTGTTGAAGTTGATCGATGAATTTACTTTGAGCGGTTTGATTCCCAGATCGAATGGTTGATATGACGCCTAGAGACACACCTATTAACGCCAACACACTTGGAACGATAACAATAATCATTGTCAAGCTGGGATCATTCTGTGCAGCTTGCGCTAACAAATCAGGAGCCTCCTTTTTCCTCCATCGTATAAATATCAATGTCGGAATCAGTTTCTTCGTCAATCACTCGGACAGATTCTAAAGTGGGAATACCAACGGTCCCACTACCCTCATCAACCTCGACAAATTCTGTGACACGCATAACCGCAGAAATATCGTAGTTACCATCAACAAAGACGAGATCGCCAATGTCATAGTCCTTGCGATACTCATACCGATTCTGTGGAGAAATAGTAGCTTCAAACACCGTCTTTAAACGATGCTTTCGAAGCTCACGTTTTGCTCTAGTGCCGAGTACTTCTTTAATAAGCGCCTTTTGACTTGTGGTTTCGCCCTTGTTCACGTCTTGAGCATCAATGAACATTACCCGTCGGTCTAACCCAGTTAAACCGTCAGCAGCAGTAAGTGACATATACAGCCCCTGGTACCTGGTTGAAATATACGCCGCATTGCGATAGTTCCTAGAGGACCAGAAATACTTGGCTTTTTCGACTTCTCCCCTGAGGTGAGAAAAGCGAACTGTGTCTTTTCGGTTCTCGCCCTTATGTACAATAAACCGGATCTTACTGTGCGTGTTGTCCGGTCTCTTCACCCTAAGCCCGGCGTCAATGCCGTCCAAAATATCTTTGATTTGGGAATAGAGATCTCCTCGAGGAACATCTTGATCTTCGGAAGTATACGTAGTCGTAACCGAGTTTACAATCTCGATATACGGAATTCGAAACGTGGTCCTAATGCCTGTGCCCGAACCAATCTGGTCACGCATAAGCCCCACCACCAGCTCGGGTGGAGTCACGTCAAGAAATCGATAGGGCCAAGCAGTCTGATCATACAATACTAAAGGAGCCGTACCAGAGTTGTTTGGTCCATTAAACCCGAGACCGCTATCTGTAGCCACACGACTCTCAAGAATCGAGTCTAAACTTCGCCCAGTAACAGTGAACACCGGAGAAGGACCGTCTTCGATCTGCTGATCCTCAACGATCATGATCTCTTTGGTGTTCGTATGTGAGAGAAGGGTGCCAATGGCCAAAGCCTCACGCAGCTCATTGGTTGGCGTGCCGACTAACGTGAACTCCCCGGCTTCTAAATATCGCTCAACCCAAAGCTTCTTATACAAGCCATTGATGATCTTTCCTTCTTTATACGTGCTCCCAGATTGCTCCAGCGTAAAAATATCCATTACACACCCCAGTAGTGATACTTGTGGTTAAGACTTTCAATCTGGCAAAGATCTCCTGCGATTTCAATAGTGGCCGGAGCTTCTATGGTGAACTTGTTTTCGCCAGGAAAAATCAACGGCCAAACTTGGTTGGCGTCAATCTTGTCAGCTATGTGATGCTTCACCGTGGGAGCAGCGGCCGTGCAGTAGTACAAATATCGGTTCTCTTGCTCGCTAGAGAAGTAGATCTTATCTCCGGAGTTAAACTCACGGTTGATCTTGAACGGGTACGTCGTGTAACCGGTGAGCCCTTGGATAGTGACATAATATAGATCATACCCAGCTTCAAGTACCATCTTAAACCCGTGTGGGGCCGTAGAAGACTCATCCTCAATAATGTACTTGTTAAGCGTATCGTGAATATCGTCATGATCTAAGGTAACGTAGTTCTGGCTTTGGAACAACCCATAGGGGCACCAAAAAGTCATCACAATATAAGGCGACGCAGTGAAAGTGGGAGCTTCAAACTTTACAGTAAGCCCCTTAATCACTGCGACAACATTGCCTTCGCTCATGAGTCGAAGCTCAACCAAACTTGTTCGAGATTTCCAAATAAGTTTGTAGAACGCTTCCCTCAAACTCGAATACGTGTCTACACCAGGGTAGGGATTCAGCTTCACTCGCATACCAATATTCCTAGGTGGGCACACCATATCGTAATAACGTGCCCCACTAGCGGAGTAGCCACCGGAATAGACTGGCCCGATTTGATCGGGGTCTAGACCGGTGACGTCCTCCAGAATATACTTATGCGTCTCATCCACATCCGTGAGACTGAGTTCAGCAAACAGCTGCGCAGAGATGCCAGTTTCTGCTGCGGAATAAATCTTAATCGCATCAATGATCATCTGATACCGAACTCCTTCTTGAACAGTGTGATTTGGCTCTTCGTTTGGGTGTACAGTTCATCCAGGCCAAGCTCATCTCGAGCATAGTTGTTCTGAATGAAAGTAACTTCGCTAGAACCTTGCGGAGCAACCGCATCGGGCGCTTCGGGCTCAGGCGAACTTGTGCTGGCGGATATGCTCTGTGCTTGCGCAGCAGAAACAGTAGCTGAAATTGGCCGAGAACCAAGAATAGAAGACAACTGTCGAGCGTCATTAGTCACGCCAGTCAAATCAAGCACCGGAGTGATGGTCGGAGACAGAGCCCCAACACTTTCCATCTCGCTCGATACTGCGTCAACCATCTCGGTAAACTTGGCGATCACGTTAGACCCCATGTTCACAACACTACTAATAGCGTCGCCATGGTCGTCAATACCAACGCCGAGGCCCTCGACAACACTTTGCCCGATCTTGATGAACTCCTTCGACGGCGAGTTGATACCAAGAGCACCCAAAGCACCACCAATAAGCCCGCCGGCCATGCCCTTGATCTTGTCTACGAGCGCTTGGCGCCCCCGGTCAATAGCATTCCCGATTCCATCAAGAATAGCATCACCAATACCTGCGGCGGCATCTTCAATCTCGCCGGAATGAGTTCGAATACTAGTTTCCAACCCTTGCATAAAGGTCACGATAGTGTCTGCTGCTGCGTCAGCAACTTCCAACGCTTTTGCACCGATGCCTTCAATAAACTTGATTATAAGGTTTCCACCCGCGTTAATGATTCGGCCAATGTTGTTGGCGATCCCGTTGATAAAAGAGACAACCAGATTTACCGCTGCTGCAACAACGCCGCCAATATTAGCCGCAATACCATTGATGAACCCGATCACCACTTGATACGCTGCCGTGACGACAAAACCAATATTAGCCGCAATACCTTGAAGTAAAGCGACTAAGAAATTTTGGCCAGCGGCGACGAGCACAGGAATTTGCGTAGTCAACGCCGTAAGGAAGTTGACGATAATCTGGCTAACAAGCAGAGTTATCTGCCCGATGTTTTCGTTGATACCTTGAAGTAATGACACAAGAAGCATAAACCCAGTAGCAATAAAATCAGGAGCTTTCTCGTTAACCACGGTAAGAATAGCGTCAATAACTGCAATCACTGCTTCTGCAATTGGACCGGCGTTTTCAGTAATGACTTTGAGGAACTGCTCTAAAAGCATATCCATGACTTCCCAAATCGCAGAAAGCGTGTTTGGAAGCCCCGAAGCAAACGTGTCAATAAAGGCCAACACGCCTCTGGCAAGTTCACTAAGCAAATCCGGAATAACCGTGACTGCTTTCTTTGCTCCGTCGATAATTGCATCAAAGGCTTCTGGCCCAAAACGAGCCATACCTCGAAGCCCCTCAACAGTAATCCTAAAGGACTCTGCGAGCAAATATGCGCCTGCACCGAAAAGAGCAAAGGCCCCAGCCACCAAGATAAGAGCTGCGCCAAACGCAGCAATAAACGGAATAGTCTCTGACAAAAGCGAAGCGGCTACGCCAAGTACGGTAAACGACAATGCAATCCCGAGCAGCCCCATAAGTAAATCACCAAACTCAATTGATGCAAACATACCAATAGCAACTGCTGTAGCTGCCAAACCTGCGGCAAGTGGCAGAAGTGCTGCGCCAAGAAGGGCCATCATCGGAGTAACGTTACTCAGTAAGAGCGATCCAGCTCCAAGAATGGCCAATGCGCCAACCACTCCAAGAAGCCCAGTCGCAATGTTCTCTAGGCCAATAGCAGCAAACCCGGCAAGAACGGCGCCAACAGAAGCCAGCCCCAACGCCATTGGGATTAACGCAGCACCAAGAAGCGCCATTTGAGGAATAACCGGGCCAAGCAGCAGAGCAGCTACACCAAGAACCGCTAACGCCCCAGCAATTTCCAACAGACTTTCGGCGACAACGCCTGGGTCCATAAGACCAAATATAGCCAAAGCTCCGGCCACAAGGCCAAGACCAATGGCCAAAGGCATAAGAGCTAAACCAAGGGCACTCATTTGAGGAATAACCGATTCAAGAAGCCAGGCGGCTACTCCAAGAACCGCCAGTGAAGCGGCAATCTTAAGCAGGCTTTCTGCGACTACTCCGGTGTCAAGTACACTAAACAAGGCCAAAGCCCCAGCCACAAGGCCAAGACCAAACGCCAAAGGAATAAGTGCTAGACCTAGAGCACTCATGGAAGGAGCAACACCCTCTAACAGTTTAGCCGCAATGCCAAGGACTGCCAAAGACCCCGCAATGGCTATAAGGCCTCGTGCAATCGTGTCGTTTTCCAGGGTGCCAAAGATTGCCAATGCTCCCGCAAATATAACTAATGCCGCAGATAGTGCGATTAAAGCAATGCCTAAGAAGTCAAGTTTTGCAACCGAACTGGGCCCGCTAATCACAGCGTTTAACGACGCCATTGCTCCGACAAGCATTGTCATGCCGACTGACATAGCAAGCAAGGCTTTTGTAAGCGCTGCAGAATCAATCAATGAGAGCGCAACCATAGACACAGTAAGTATACCTACAGCCTCTGCAATCTTCAAAAGCGCTCGGGCTCGAAGTTCCATCTGCATAGCCCGAAGAGTGATAGTCAACTCGTTGAACATGTTCTTAATACGGAACACCAAGCTTGACATCACATTGATGTTTAACCCACCATGAGTAAGCTGCCAGAAAACTCCGGTAAGAGCGCCAACTAACCCAACATTAACCATGTCTCCAATGGCGTCAAAGTTTCCTTCCGAGAAAGATTCTTTTAGACTCTCCCACCAACCCGAGAAGGACTCTTTAACTCGATCAATGTAGCCCATAAGGAAATCGCCAAGCCGCTGAAACCCTTGTTTAATTCGATCCCAAGCACCAGAAAGTCGATCTCCGGCTGCAGTAATACTGTCTAACCGATCACTGAGTCGTCCAAATCGAGTGTCTACCCCGTCAATATCAGCCGATGTCTTTTCTCCAAACAGCTGGGAGAACCAACGCCCCATATCATGGATGGCATCGCTAAACGCCTGAATCGGACCAGAATTAGAAACGGCTGCCATGAACCGACGAACTTTATCAGCAATTGACGCAAAGAAATCTTCAATCGCTCCACCGTCAACAAGAATCTCTTTAAGATGCATAAGCATCTTACCAAGACCGCCAGCAAAACCGAGCGTAGCAGAAGCTCCACCAGAAAGACCACTTATAAAGGCGCCAAGAACCCCGGCAATACCTTTAATGATTGACCAACCAATGGACAAGATTGAAAACAGTCCACGAAACACGTTGCGAACTTGATGGGCGGTCTTTTGCCCGATAGCAAGTCTAGCAATGAAATCTCGAACTGCTCGACCGATTTGGTGTAACTGCTGAACCGAAGCCATTGGGAAAATATCCGTAAAGGCATCCTTAATCGGTCTAGCGATGTTCATGACTACATGATAGATTCCTAGAAGCATGTCAGGGACCCACTTAAGGGCCGCAGTAAGCTTCTCGAAGTCGAGCCCCTCGAAGAAATTGGCGATGTTTATACTCTTGACGGACACAAACCGCTTAAATGTTTCAAGTAGGGGACCGAGTGCTTCGTGGACCTTGTCAATGGCAGGGCTAAGTGCGTTAAATATGACTCGAAGGCCGGAGAACGTCGTAGTAAACGCATCTGCTCCGATTCGAGATAACGCTGCTCGAAGGTTGGCCAAAGAACCCGTGAAGGTTTCGTTAGCACGGACTGCGTGGTCGCCGAAAGCCCGTTCCATCGTATCTGAGAACGTCTCGAAATCAATAGAACCTTCCATAGCCATTTGACGAAGTTCTTCAACAGTCACGCCCATAGCTTCGGCGATCTTGCCAATACCAAGACCACGAAGAGCAAACGAGTTAAGGTCGTTTGTGGTGACCTTGCCCAGTGCAGCAATGTTCTGGAAAATGCCGCCCATTTCGCTGAAGCTACGACCCGTAATGGCAGCAACACCGGCGACACCACGCAAGGCCCGAGTCATCTGCTCCCCGGAATCAATGCCCGCTGCGCCAAAGACGCCGGCAAGGGTAGCCGCTTCACCCAAGCCGTATGCAGTCCCTCGAACCGCATCAAGAGCACTGTCCATGGTGGCTTCAACATCCATGCCCAAGCCCTGGAACAAGAACTTAGCTTGCTCAATCTGTAAGGCTCGAGTTCGGCCGCCCTCAATAAGCGGGTTCAGAAGACCTTGAACCACACCTCGACCAGCATCAATAGCAGCATTGGAAATTCTCTGCAGAACTGAGAAAGCGACCACGCCCATCGCATCGAACTTACTTGCAATCTGATCAACTCCGGTTCCGATCTGCTCCAAATTCACAGAATCAGCTTGAGCCTGGAGCCCAGCAAAACCATTGTTGGCATTGAAGTTCTGAATGGCAGCAGTCATCTGTTCGACACTTCGCTGGGTTTCAGCAATAGCCGCTTGGAACTGCGAGTTGTCAAACTGAAGTGATACTACCTTGTTCTCGATACTACTCATTGGGTCACCTCCCTCATAACGTCGGTAATGATCTCATCCATGACCGGTCTGATGGCTGGGTTGATGAAATCTCTTCCTTCCACCCAACCACCAGTACCGGTGCCATGTCCATACTGTACTAAAAGTACAACGTTCTGTCCGCCTTCGATGTCGTCGTTATACCAGGTAAGCGTATACCCGCTATTTCCCGATTCGACTTCATACCGCCAAGAGCTAGCGGCCAATCCAGTATCTACTGGGGTTGACCCAGAAAGAGCCGATACACCTCGTTCGCCGCCACTATGTAAAGCTCTCATAATCGGGTCCGGAGACAGATTCTTCTCTAACCATTCCATCGTTTCACTGAACAATCCTTCGTCTGGTGAAAGTTTAAACATAGTTTTCTCCCATGTAAATCACTTCCATTTTGACTGTATTGAATTAATACTCTGAAGGATCTGCTTGATAGTGAAAAGCATAGTGGATGTTGTTGTTCCCAGCGGAACTACCTGACCTACTAGGAAACGTAGCACTCAAGAACAGTCCGCCGGTCATTGCCCCAATGGCTTTCCCAACATCAGCATTTGCAGCATCGTTAGATAGCTTTCCACAAAAGTGTAACACTCCAGTGGTATGGGTTAACTCAACCCCCATGCTGATATTACCTATCGGAGTATACCCTCGAGGTTCGTAATTGACCCCATCGACAGGAAGCAACAGTTTATATGTCGAAGCAGTTCCGTTTGACGGACTTCCTGCAGTATCCCAACGAATGGTTGCGCCACCAGTAACACGACCTTTAGAGTCAATCATGTAGTATCCGGCTCGAACCGGGGTAGTTCCAAGATTAGGAGGACCACTGGGGTATGCGGTAATAGTTGGTTCATAAGTTTGCCATCCGAGTTCGGTGGTTTCCAGGTTACCATTGCCGACTAAAATCCAGGTATTGTCATATATCTTGATAATGTCGACTTTTGCCCCAGCACCAAGCAAGGTTGCTACATAAGGTTCTGGCCAAATCAAAGTAACCCCACTCCCTGCGGCGATATGAACATCTCCAGCCCCAGCCTGGATGATTCCAATTCTCGTTCCTGTAGGGAAGTCAACTGACGAATCTGGAAGAATAGTTACAGTCTTAGCGCTTGCAGAGTAAATTTCAACAAGACTTTCCGCATCGCCAAGCTGAAGGTTATAACTGTCGGTCTGAATGTTCAGCGTCGCATATCGAAGCAATGTTGACCAGAGGACATTGTAGTCTGTTCCATCGACCTTAGCCAAAACCTGCCCGGTAGTTCCTCCAGCGGGAAGCCCAATTCCATCGGCGCCAGGGTCGCCCGTATCTCCTTGCGGACCACGAACATCCCCTGCGTTAATCGTAGTAGAATCGTGCTTGGTCAGAATAAGATCATCGCCAACTACTTCCGCATCAACAATAGCTGCTGCTTCAATTTCCGCCATACGGGCGGCGGTAAGACCGGTGACTGTAGTCATTTCGGGCTCCTATGCACTAGAAATTTCATATGTGTCGGCGTCAAGATAGGTGACATCTGCCCCGTCAATTTCGAACGTTGTTTCGTCAAGCATGTAGACAAACTCGGAAGGGCCTTCGGCAGACCAAGTCCCGTCACCATGATCTGTGATAACCACTGTGCTTGACGTGGTAAGCATAGCAATCAACGTACCCAGGCTAGGAAGCGTTGGTGTAGTCGTGTCTGTGCCATACAAAATATCTTCAAGAAACGCAAACCCCTCTTCCGACATGTATCTAGAGTCTGCAAAAACATGCGCCGTCGGAATATACCCACTAACTCGTTCTGGTTTGCTCGTAACCGACCACTCAAACTCCAGTGGAGAAACGTCATCAGACAATGTCTCGTAGTGTAACTCACCTGGGGTGGCAAGTAAGTTGTATAGAATATGAATTTTATAGCCTAAGTCCAAGCCCTCTACATCGTTGCCGACCAGAGTTCGAAACGAGAGGCCAAATGTTGGCTGTGCCTGATATGGAATTCGAAGTCCAGCAATGGCGTCATCGGTGCGTTTACCTTCATACGTCAAAAACTCTTCTGGATATGTAAATGCTTTAATCTTCCCAGCAAAGTCGTTACTAAACCCAAGATCGCCGTATTTCTCGCCATCAAAGAAATATGAATCTGCGCCTTCAATAGCCACTTCCTCGACCGAAATGAGACCATTCCAAGCGACTCCAGTTGAATCCGCCAGATACAGCACGCCCCGATCTAACCCCGTGTCAAATATCTTTTCTCCGCTTTGATCCCAATCTAATCTAGCCATGATTCTCCTAAAGCACAGAAAGTAAGACTTGTACTTGAGTTGGGAACTCCGGGTCAGTTGAATCGGTCCCATACAAAAGATCTTCAATGGTTTCCATCGCCGCCGGGCCGGCGGTTAATGCATCTACAACCAAAAACGCTGTAGGCGCCCAGAAAAATACCCTCGGTGGAGTAGCAGTGACTTTCCAAGTGTGCTCAACTAAGTCAACATCATCAGTCAGAGTGTTATGCTTTTTCCCAGAAGTAGAGAATAGCGCATTCCAGACAAAATGAAGTTTATAGTTAGACTCGCCAGTCATGATTCTATACGCAAAGTCAAACCTTGTACGTGTTTGCCCCGTAAGAAAGAACCCAGGAAACACCGCAGCATACCCAAGTCCTTCGATCATGTTTTGCGGGAACCCAAAAGACTTCACGCTAGCCGAGTAAAGTCCGCCGAGTTTAGTGTTTAGATAGGTCACTCCCTCAAACACCGAGTATGAGGTATCCGGTGCGTCCTCATCTCGAGTGACCTCTATCAGCCCATTCCAGGGCAAGATCTCATCTGTGGCGTGTGAATGAATGACCCCACGATCCACACCATACGCATACGCCGGGTCTGGATCACCCCAAGTTAACGGTGCCATGATCATCCCCTCGTGTTGTGTTTAGCTTTTCGTTCTGCGTTGATTCGGTTTCTTTCCGCAATCATCTCAGCCCGAGTCCTCTTCTTCGGAGGCGAGTTCTTGACGTTGCAAACCTTGATCAAGGAAAGAAGGCGGTTTAGATGCCAATGCTGGCAAGGGTCAAACGGGATGTTCAACGCAACCATCCAGTAATAGATCAACTCAGAGGTGATCGTTTCCCCAGGCCCTCTTTCCTTAGGTAAGTCATTGAATGTCGTCGCCGACTGCTTCGACTCAATGTATCGATTGATCTCGTCCATGTTCTCTTGAGAGAGTGCATAGAACACGTCATCTGAAATGTTTGGAGTTATCAGCATACACTTCAAATACCCAAACACCTCTTCTTGGCTTTTCTGTCCACGGCCAAGAAACGCTTTTTCATAAATCGCTTCCCATTTTGACAGTGAGATCAGAGAATGCTCAAACTCTAAAACTTGAGCTGGAACTTGAATGAATTCCATAGTCTCTTCGTTGAAGTGCTCGTCTTGAATTACTATAGTAAGCATTCTCTGATCTCTTTCTGTCTAAACAGCTACATCAGTCCCTGGTGAACGCCCAGTCATCATCGCTGAACGAGTTGAAGGCGTAGGAACCACTGCTCGGCTCGGCGGTAATGGTAAGGTGACCACCCGAAGTGGCGATAGTAACCGTACCAGTAACCACGGCGTTCGTGTCTGCACGACGGTAACGAACACCAGTAACCGTAGGAATGGTGATGACACCGGTAGAACTGACAAAGCTCGGGGCCGTAGCAGTCACGAGAGTCGGAGCACCACTGAACATCCCAATAACCTCGTCAGGAAGAGGCAGACGGGGATCCGTAAGGTCGGTGCCGTAAAGAACCTCCTCCAGGGTGGTCAGGTTATCGGCGTCAACCAGCGTCGAGTCGATCACCAGAAGAGACGTAGGCTTCAGACCAGTCACCGGGACCGGAGTGGTGGTGAACTCCCAGCTGAACGTAATCGGCTCGGGCGAATCGTTCACCGTGGCGTAAGCCTTCTCGGAAGGAGAAGCCTGAGCACCATACAGAAGGTGAATCTTGTAGCCGTAGTCGTTAGCCTCCATGTCGTTACCCAGAAGGGTACGGTACGAAAGGCCGAACGTAGTGCGTCGCTGCTGGGCGACCAGCACACCAAGCTCAGGGCTTGCGGTGCCATCACACTGACCAAACTCGTCAGGCCAGGTAAACGCCTCAATGGTGCCACCAAGCTCCTCGACCGAAAGAAGGTTGAGGTACTTGATGTTGTCAGCATACTGAGCGTTAGCCTCAGCACCCGAAGGGCTCTCGGTGACGGTGGTAAGACCGTTCCAAGCATACCCGTCGCTGTAGACACCGCCAGTGGGGATGTAAAGAACGCCTCGATCGACACCGGTCTCGTAGAACCGATCACCGTCAGCGTCCCAAATAAGTTCGGACATAACTTCTCCTTAGAAGAATATGTTGTATACGAAATGATACAACTTGTCTGATATAAAGGTTCTATCAAACAAGCTCATCGGTAACTCGGCTATTTGTTCCGGAATCTCACTATCTGGGTTTTTGTCAATAACAGTGATTTGGTACCCCCGAGCACCCTTATAACGTTTGTTATCAGCAAACTTAGTAGACGCTTTATCCCACTTGTACACGATACATGGGTACACCATCTCTAAGTTGTTTGGGGGTTGAAAATATACATACTCAGATCCAAGAATGGAAACGAGAATAGCTTGTAAATCCAATCGATCTGCCACTAGGGTCCCTCACTTTGTCGATTATAAAGTTCCCCAAGTGACAAAATAAGGCGTGGGGGTTGGACTTCGACATTCGTCACGGTCCAGAGCCCCCCAAGCCATTCGACATACTGAATATGCATGAAATTCTCAAAAGCATACGCATCAGCAACAAGACTGATGGAATGCGACACTGAAATATCGTTGTTTACGGCCTCACCTTGCTCAAGATTACGAGATAGTCTCTTTATGTCTCCATAATAAGACCGTTCAACGATACCATCCACCCAGATGCCAGATCCCGCAGGCTCTTCTACAGAACCGCCAGAATATCCAACTTTGCCGTAGAATTTAGGCACGAGATCTGACTCCTTAGTGAGTTATCAACCCCGGTTACGGAACGTCCAGCTCTTGTTGGTCGTGGACTCGAAGTAGTAACCCGACGCCGGGGTGGCGGTGACGGTGTACTCCTCACCAGCAGCAACCTCGTACGGCGAACCCGCAGCGTTGATGGTGGTGCCGTCGGCGTCCTTGTAGACGACGCCGGTGGTGTTGGTGATGGTGACCTCGCCGGCCTCCTCGTCGTAGCTCGGAGCGGTCGGGGTGACCAGGACATCATCCGACTCAGCGGTACGGAAGACAAGCGCAGCCATCGGACGAGCCAGAGCGCCCGACAGGCGGGTCTCCAGCAGGTACTTGTACTGGTTGTAGTCGATGTCGAAGTCATCCATCATGTTGACCTCGCCGCCCTTGTCGGTGCCGACCACGTAGTCGGTCATGTTGACAAGGATGGCCACCAGCTCGGGATCCTCATCCATGGCCTCGACCGGAACGATCTCGGACACACGAAGAACCTCGGCCACCTCAGCCATGGTCTTGTAGATCTGGCGCCCAAGGGTATCCTTGAGAGTCAGGAACTGAGCGATGATGGTCTCCGAGGTGAACATGGTCGGAAGACCGGAACCCTTGTAATCCCGTCGGTGCTCGATGACCGCATCGATGAACTCCTGGATGTTGGAGCTGGCATCGTTGAGGTTGAGGGTAACCGTGGTGGCGTACAGGAAGTGATCCGTGGCGATAGGCCGGATGTGGGTCTCCTGGATCTTGTCCTCGTGGGAAATATCCCGACCATCACCAAGCAGGATCGCTCGAGCGACCTCCTCGTCCAGCATGACTCGCATCTCCGCACGCAGCCAGGTCACAACATCGAAATCCTTGATGTCGATGATGTCGTCCCGGTCAAGCTTCTGCTTCTTGTAGATGGTCTGCGGGGTGGTCTCTCGCCGCATGATGCTGAAGAACTCATCCTTCTTCAGGTTGCCCTTGATGTAACCCTTGGCTCGGGCCTCATCCTCGGTGATGTCGGCAAAGTGCGTGCGCACTCGAGAGAACGGGCTCTTGCGAGCGCCACCGATAACCTTCTGCACCCACTCCATCCGACGGGAGAGGAACTCCGGCTGGTTCTCGATGAGAGCCGCATCCGGGAACATCAGGTCGATGTTGTCAATGCCGTGGGCAAGAGCGTACTCCTTCACGGCGTGCTTGAGCGAACCGGTCCGCTTGGCGGTCTCAACGATCCCCTGCACATCATCGTGGCTGAGGATGTGCTTATCGCTGCCACCAGCGTTCTGCTCGAAAACGTTCATGATCTGGCCACCCTCCTGGGCGTGCTGAAGGACGTTGTCGTCCGGGTCAATTTCGGTGTGCGCAGCGGGCTGCTGTGCCTCGGCGGTGGCGGCCTGAATGGCCTCACCAACCATGAAGTGCACGACAGTCTTCTGCTCGTCGGTCATGCTGTTGTAAACATCCTCGACCGTCTTCTCAGAACCACCAGCAGGCGGGTCTTCGTGGGCGAGGGGCTCGGTAGTACCGGGGGTAGAAGGCATGTCGGCAATCTCCTCTTCGTAGGTTTCATTGTGGGCAATAGGAATTCCGGTAAAGATGACGGCTTCGTCACCCAGGATCTCCTCACCGCCGTCGGCGTGACGGATCGTCACATTGTCAATCAGAGCGCCAGGGTTGGCCCCCGCAAGGACCAGACTGACCTCTTTAATGGCCCCATGAGTGACCCGCTTAGCGGACTCAATAAGCCGATTCGCCCAGATGGACATCATGTTGATATCGCCGTGCTCAAGAAGAGCCGCCGCATGCTGCGCCTTTGGGGTCTTGTTGAAGAGACCGTACCCGTAAACACCGTCGGGACGATTCTCAAGGTAAACGTGGCCAAGCACGTTCTCTACATCATCGTGGCCATGCTGCCACACAAGCGGAACCTTCGTTGCGTCCTGGTGTTTGAACGCATCGGGCATAATCGTACGCCCATCAGTGCAACGAAGGCCAGCCTTGGTAACATAACCACTGAAATCTGATTCCATTTTGACTGTTCCTTTCAAAAGTCAATTGTTGAACTTAACTGGGCGTAAGCTTGCCAACCTCCAATGCTGGAACCGGGTTTGGTTCAGCAGCATTACTGGGCGGGATAGCCCCAGGAGACACCGCATTAAGCTGATCATAAGCCTGAGGCATATTGCTGTTCATAAGCAGGTCTGCCTTGGGGTCTTCTGCAGGAGCAATCCCCATAAACCCTCGGATCTCATTCGAAGTAAGGATCTCGTTCCTGGTGAACTTATCAGCAATCTCAGCAAGAGTACTGACAGGGACCAGTTTAAAGGGATCTCGATAGTATTTGATCCGCTCACCTCGACTAACACCCATAACCCCAAGGAAACTCCGTTCAAGCCCTTCACGAATAGCTTCAACAATAGGCTCAATGGTTCGAGTGTAGTAGTTAATCATGGCGGCTTCGTCTGCGGTGCCATTCATGACGGCTTCCGTAAGACCAAGTTGGTTGTATAACGTGGTAGTGAGATACTCAACCTGCTTGAGAAGCTGGTTGTCTAAGGGTCGGTTCAGCTGGGTGATCTTTTCAGTACCATCAGTGTAAGCGATGCCATACTGGCTATCCTTTAACTGAAACTCAACCTCTTCCCTACGCTTTTCGGCCTGAGCTTTTCTTGCCTCGGACTTAATCGCATAAGGAAGTTGAATGATCATGTCCAGTCGTCCAGCAGACATTTGGTCAACACTGTCCAGCAGGTTCAACTTACTGATAAGACGCTGAAGAGTAGAGTTACGTTCGTTCATCACAGAGAACAAAGGGTTCTCGATGATGGCAACCGTTCGTTTCTCTAGAGTGATCTCTTCTTTCTTACCCGTCTTCTCGTTGTACAGATTCACTCGAACATGCTGAGGATACCAGGCCGTAATTTCGCCAACCCGCATACTATGAATCTGAAACCCACCGCTGGCCTTAGGATCGGGGCTAGTGTCCACGGGTACTACCGCAACGACACCCTTGTCGAACAGCATTTCGACAAGCCCTTGTCTAAACTGCCTAGGCCCTTGGTCCATGTTCGGCTCAAGGTTTAGACACCGATTAAGCATGCTATCTGACTGCCCAGAGAATCGACCGACCGAGTCCACCTTTACATGATGGATAGGGATTGAAGCTGCGTCAATAGATAAACGAGTATACACACCACCGATAATGCTTTTTTCAGAGGTGTATCTAGCAGGCGTTCTGTCAATCCGGCTGCCATAACTGGCCGGCCCAAGGCTTACTGTGGGAAGACGCTCTTCGTCAGAACGAAACGCATTCCACACAGAAGTAATCCTATCTAGAAATGACACAGTTGCTCACCTCCCTATGTGCGTAAATCGGCATGTGTTCTCCAATCTCACCCCGGACGAATTGAGAAACCAGCAACAAACTTAACGCTGTCTTCATCCGTTGCCGGAGCAGGAATCACAACGTTACCGTTTGCAAATATCATAAGCGGGGCAGCTTCTGGCGCATTAAGAAAACTGGTCCACATGCCGAGTCTCATGATCGTCGAATCTGGACGATACCCAACCGGAAGAACAAACGCCGGCGACATGAACCCAGAAAGCCAGTCCTCATTCGTCTGAGCATAAAAGTCTACCCAAACAATACCGGTGGCGTCTTTAAAGAACCTAGGCGTAGTAGGAATACCAAGCCCTGGGTCAACCACTTCTTCCCAACCCTCAAGAAGGTCTGGTTCAGTGTAGTCTTCGTTAATTGAGTTTACAACGAGTACAGGCTCGCCGGCCTCGTTGAAGAAAGCCTTCTTTTCAGTCACTGCGTTCGGATTAATTGACGGCTGGGAAACAATGATGGTTTGCTGAATGACCTGATCGGTAGGCATAACGCCCTCCTTACCTTAAATATCGGGATTAGGTGTAGGCCCCAATCTGGTGCAGGCTCGTCCCGTCGTACAGGAAAAGTGCAACGCCGTTAGCGGCAATGGCACACTTAGCTCCAGTCACAGCAGTGCCCCCAAGAAGGATAGGCTTAGCCGCTCCGCCGCCAAAGGCAACGGTCGGGGAGTCAGCACTGTTCCCATTGGTGAACTTAAGGGCTACAATCGTGCCGCTGGTAGGAGCTGCGCCAGAGACCGCCTTAGCGGCAGTACCAATGGCCGTGGCCGTCGTACGAATAGTGTGCGTGATGTCCCCGCCATCCTGGGGGAAATCAAGCTGGTTGCCAGACTCATCGAAAAGCGCAAACTTCTCGGTAATCTGGTTCGGGTCAACGGTCTTAGTAGTAACAACCGCCTGAGTAACCTTGGTAGTCACGGTATTCCTTTCAGAAATATGTTAGGGGTTTAGCGCACGAGGAGCAACGTTAATTGCTCGCCTTGCAAGGTTCGGGTCAAAATTAGGCCGAATCGGAGGACCAGCACCCGGCGGGTAATAAGTCATCTTACCGGCTTGGCTAAATATAACTCGAGAACCTGTAGTGGCCCTTCGTGCGTTGTTCATCGTGCTTCGGGCAGCGTTACCCATGTAGGTTGCTGCTCGAATATAAGGAGCGGGGTTCGTTTGCATGTGAGTGGCCAAACCACCGACAGCAGCCAGCCCAACTAAACCAACACCCATGCCAATCGCCACATTTCTGGCAGTACGAACCTGCCGGGCAACCCTAGGGTTCGACATAGTGTCTTGGTAAGTCTTACGCTCGTTCTTAAATAAGTCGACAACTGCCTTACGAATACCCCAGTGCATACCTTTAACACCGTAATGGGCAAGAAAGTCTTCACCGAGTTCAACTGAAGTTAAATGATTCACAATTTATCTCCCATATGCGTATAGGCGTGCATCTCTTTGCCCCATAGAAATATCATGGATAATCCCTCGGACAAATGCGGCGCCAATACCCACAGCAGCCGCTCCCATGGGCGATAAATATACCAACGAGGCTACGGCAGCACCAGTACCGGCAGCAGTAGTAGCAAGACTTCTATTTCGTACAAAGTCTGGGTTTGCCGCTGAAAATGGGTTCTTTGAAGACGTAAGAACGTCTTTTCTAATACCCCAATGCATGCCTTTTACGCCATAGTGGGCGATGAAATCAACGCCAATATCGTGCGAAGAGACACTGTCGTCAAATATCACTCAAATGCCTCCTTGTTGAGCTTCCACGCAATATATGCGTCCATTGTAGAAGAAACGTTATCTATCTTTTCTTCTTTTCGCTTTTTCCAAAGCTTTCGGTTTCCGTTGGTGTCTTCCAAGGTAACCGCATTACCCATACAGAATGACATCAGCTCTTGATCGAAGATCAAAGCCCTCTGCTCGCTTAAGTTCTTGAGTTCGCCAAGGGGAACCGACTCGGTTTTCGAGCCTTGCTGAACTTTTTCAATTCCGAAGGCCCCATTCTCGGTTTCCCAACGATTCACAAACTCTTTTGCGTTATATGGGTCGTATCCTAAGCAACGGACGTCGTACTCATGGTTTTGAATCCACATGTCAAGATCATCGTAAACCTCCATCATATCGAGGTTTGTACCATCTAAGACATGGAGACTTCCCTCCGAGATGAATTCGTTGTACTTTTCTCGAATTGCCCCAGCCAACTTCATCAATGTAACTTCAGAGATGTAACTTCGGACCTTGATCCCGAATGATCCGTTAGAAAGAGGAAAGAGTAAGGTGAATGCGCAGAAGTCATCGCCTTGAGAAAGGTCCGCACCCAAAGCACACGGCTCTTGCCAGTACTCATGCTTGGGGTGACGTATGGTTTCTTCATACGTAAAGAAGTACGTGTACCCTTCCATCGGTATACCAAAGCGCTTAGCTAAGATGTCGTTCCTCGACGCCGGAGCTTTCTCCGCTCGTTCGACATCAAGATGATACACATCGTAAGTAACCGTCTTGCCGAGGTTGGGATTAGCCTTCAACCACATCTCAGGCATGTCTACTTCGGCAATGTCATCCAGCTTGTAGTGCCAGATTGAAATGTGCGGTGCTTGGTATTCCCCTCGAAGAATGCTAGCGAGTTCCATTTTGATTGTATCTCCAGAACCGTTTCTAATGGTTCCTTCAGAACTAATAGCCACAATCAAATAGTCATCCATCTTCGAAGCACCCTGCTCAATAGCTCCGATAGGATCTTCTCGAATGTCCCCCGACAACCATTCGTCAACCGTAGACACCTTGGGTCTTAGACCCTGGAGCTTTGACACCGACATAGGGCGAATTTCTAACAGAGAACCTGTAAGAAAGTTCTCAATACCCTTTTTGGTCGGCACCAGCTTTTGTCGCATGGCCCTATTACCCGTGGTGTTCTGTAAAGACCCTTCGGTGAGGAACTTAAACAAGGGGCCACGGGCCCTAGTAATAGCCGTACGGAACGGCGACATAACCTCTTCCGCCTGCTTCATGGTAGGAGCAGTCGTGATCTGGTGGGTCGTAGAGGTGTCTACATTCAAGAAGTAGCTTTGGATGCAGTAGGCGTACATGGACTTTGCGGCGCCTCGGGCTACGATGAGGTACTGCTTCGTAACCAGTCGTTTCTTGACTAGTTTCTTACGGTACTTTCGTAGTTCTGGGTCATACACACTTCGCTCAACAAAGTAGTACCACCCAAACAACTGCTCAGCCCAAAGCTTGAACGAATCCAGAAGATGAAGATCTGTACCGTCGGTAAGCGTTAACTCATTCTCGCAGTACTTGATGAACCCATCGATAGCCTTATCATCATAGTAGATGTTTGGGTTAGCGATTAGCTCATCAATTCGGTACATCTCAGAGATGATTTGTTCACAGACTGGAATCTCTTCCGCCATGACCCGATCTCGGAACTCGCCATAGTATACGGGAGTTGCCGTATTAGACAATGCCATGACGAGCCTCCTTTACTATCGACTGGCGTTGATTCGGTCCATCTTTCGGTTGCCCATAGTATGGAGTGCTGCGGCGGAAAACAGGTTAGTCAGCCCACCAAACTCGATGGCGTAAAGACCACCGTTTAGACCAATCGCCCTGGCCCCGAAATACCCGATTGCCGCCCCAACAAACGTCGCCCCAGTATGGATTGCAGCGGTTACCCTGGGATCATATGGGACTTCACGACCATTAAACCCAGTATAGGTTTTATCCTTGCGAATGCCCCAGTGCATACCAAGAACGCCGTAATGGGCTAAGAATTCTTCACCAAGATCGACTGAGCTTAGATTCTCCATTTTGATTGCCCTTTTTAGAAGTGGTTTATGAATTGTTACTGTTAATCCAAGTCGTTCTTTCGGACGCCCCAGTGCATACCAGGAACTCCGTAGTGAGCGAGGAAGTCTTTTCCGAGTTCGATTGAATGAAGCAATTCTAAACTCATGTCAACTTCTAGCTCCAGGAACTCCACGACCCTGCCTTGTAACCGGGTTCGGTCGTTGCCAAACCGCAGCATTACGATCCGGAGTATGGGTTACAAACATCCCAAGGTCGCCAATGGCCACCGTCATAATTACATCCATACGATCCCTAAACCGCAAAGCCGCACCACTCTTAAGTCTAGCATCCTGAGCATCTAGGCGAGCAAAGGCTTTGTTATAACTCTTTGCTTGACGCTTAGACCCCATAATTGCTCGACCAAGGGCAACTGAAGTTCGAAATTGTTTTCCGGAAGCAGCTAATTGTAGCATATGCCGTTGTTTATCGTTACGATCAAGAATGGCCTCACGGGCTCGTCCGATTCCTGGGTCTTTTCTAATACCCCAGTGCATGCCTTTGACGCCGTAGTGTGCGAGGAAATCTTCGCCAAGTTCAACGGAAGTAAGTTCGTCGCTCATCTTAATAAATTCCTCTTGGTCGAGCAATAGGATAATTCGGAGAAACGCCGGGCCCTAGCGCTGGGAACGAAAACGGAGTTGGCGTATAGGTCGGGGTAGAAGTTCTTCCAAACCCAAAGCTCGGAATTCCTCCACCATTAGCAAAATGCTGTTTTACCGCAGCGCCAATAGTTGCCGTTAAAGCGGTAGTTATGACAAGATTCAGCGTTTGGTTAGCATACTTTGCTACATGCTTCTTACCCGTCTTAAGCGCCGGATTTGCGGTAAGGTCTTTGTACTGCTGTTCAAGACGCATTCGGTTTACAACTTTTTGCAAATCCGAATCAGCTAAGTCCTTAATACTGGTGGTGGAACTCTTACCGGAAGAGGCACCAGGATCTTTTCGAATACCCCAATGCATACCTTTTACACCGTAGTGAACAAGGTCCGACTCAGCGACGATGTCTGAAATATAGATCTCACTCATAGGTTTACCTGGCATACTCACCTCCTAAATTACACTTTCTTCACGTTGATAGGACAAACGAACAATAAGCTCGTCAATCTGCTTGTCGATGGAAGTAGATAAGAACCCGGTGGTCGGCGGATCAAACAACCGTCGAACATACAGGTAAATATAGCTCTTAACTCGAAGCGAGCGGGGGTCGTCATCTAAATACTCCCCCCATTCACTCGTCTCATCAGTAACTTCGTAACCCCCATCAGGGCCGATACCAATATCGGCAAGGGTAGCAATAGCCGAGTTAATATGGGCGATGATATCAAGATCATAGACCGTGTACGCAGAATCAATCCCCAGGAGCTTTTTTGTAGTCTGAAGAATGCTATCTGAGTCAGCCATAGCTAAATCCTTTCAAATATCTTTAGCCCAGGGCTGCGATCTTAGCCTTAAGCTCCGAAATCTCAGACTGAATGCTAGCAAGTCGAGCATCATCTTCTCGATCAGCATCGCCGCTAGCCTTGAGTAGACCGAACAGACGACGCCAACGGCGCTTGTCCCGCTCAATCTCTCGCTGCTCAATCTCAAGAATTCGAACGTTGGTGGCAAAGAATGCCGCCGCTGCTTCTGCATCCATGGTAAACTCCTCACTAGAAATATAGTTTGGTCGATGGACACTGACAATGCCAGAACTCCAAGACCTAAAGTGCCTAATTACAGACCCACCATCTCGGCTACCTGCGCCGTTGGTGTTCCCTTCAATCGTGACTAGGCCGTCACCTCGATTAGCCTCAACAATACCGACATGCGAAGTGCGTCCGATAAAGTCGAAGAAGACAATGTCACCAGGCTTGGCGTCTCGGATGTTGACCTCACGCCCGTTCGCACGGAACCAAGCTTCATGACTTGGCGTATACGCAAAGCGACCAATGACGTCTTTGTTGCCAGACTGGTCGGCGCACCACGACACGAACATGTCGCACCAAGGGCCCACCATTCCATACCAAGCACTGTACTTCACTCGATTAGAATATGGAGGATCCTCGTGTACACCGAGTTGACTACGAGCAACATCAAGCAGGTCCTGGATACCGCTCATAATCTTTCACCACCGATCCGGGCTCCTGAGGAAGATGCTTGGTCTTAACCTCATCCTCGTGTGAACGTGGACCATTGTCAGTAGCAAGAAGCCGCTCGAACTGCTCTTTGTCTGACAACTTTGAAATATCTTCTACGTGGTCCATACTACTCCTTTACCACAACTTGGTATCACCAGGTAACCGCTCAACAAGAAGCGGTCGTGGTGGTTCATTTCCATAGTGGATGTCGTTGTGTGTTTTCAATGTGGTCGTGATCAAGTACTCGGGGTCTAGAATCCAAGACTCATCATGCACGATGTCCTCGGCACTCATCGGGTTCATGTGATGCACTAAAATATCCGCATACACTTCATAGCCGGGAACCCCAAGGTCACACCCGTTATCACGAATGATCACTTGTTCTCGAACACTTCGCCATTCTCTCGACCGATAGAACTCTTGGTTCAAATATCGATCGAAACCAAAGGTAGAGCGACCGACGGTGCCGCCAAGAACTAAGTAGTCATAGCGATCTAGAAAATCGTCAAGCTCCTTAAGCTCCGAGTAGCATCTAGTCCTCATACTCGTCATCTACCTCGTAATCATCTTGCCCTTTGTAGCTGGCAAACGCCGCAAGAGCATCTTGGTACAACTCCTCGACCCGCTGAGCAGAAGCCAATGCTTCTACCTTGGCTTGGTCGAGTTGGTTGCCGGTAGCAATCCGATCTTGTTCAAGGCGCTCACGTCTCGACCCCATCTTGAGAAAGTGCGTAGTTTCTTGAGACGTTGCCGTCCCCTCGTCGATCCTTCGCTCAACCAGGTCATACGCCTTAGCGATGATCTGGTCTTCTCGCTCTTCGGGAGACATTGCGGGCTTAAACTTTCGAGGCTCCGCTTTAACCGGGTCTTTCTTGTTTGCCACGAATATCTCCTTTCGGCTAGTAGGTCGATACCTCAGTCTTCTCTTCGGCAGGATTCAAATAAGCGTTCATACCACGCTTCCCCCAACCAAGATGGACTCGGTCAAAGAGAAGTTTGTTAGGAACTCGTCCGTCAAGACTGCCTACTGGTCCAACCGTTACGTGTGGGTTAAAGTCGTGCTGACTTGCATTCCACCGTTCAACTTTTGCTCGCATCGACAGGAGGAGTTGAGACTTTTCAAGAACCAGTACATCAACCGGCTCTTCGTCACCAAACACATCCATACCGATGACGTCAAGACACAAAGGAGAGAACTCTCTTGAAATATCAAGGACGTCTTTGCCGAGATCACTGTAGTCACCCGGCGAAAGTTCTGCAATCTCACCGGCATACACGACAGTGAGATGCGGAAGTTCAATCTTACACCAGTCAGTAGTAACTGGAAGTAAGGCAATCATTGCGGACCCAGAATGATCTTCCATGGTTCCTCCTAAATATGTCTAGCGAATGAGCGCCTTGGCCAAAACCAGGATCAGTAGAATGATCACAATAAGGATCAGCACATTCATAGTGTTCTCCTTTAGACCGGACGGCTCAGAACAATAAAGACAAGCGCAGACTCGGCGTCGTCGCCAAAGGGAGCAGCCGTAGTCGTGCAAACCTGCCACCCCTTAAGGCCCAGCTCACGAAGAGCTTCGACCGGAGTCGTCGCCTCAACGTCCTCGCCGTCAACTGAAATATAGGGAGGGTCCTGGTTGTTGTCCGAATGAACACCAAGAATCTCAACCATCACTGCGTACTCGTACCTGGCACCAGCGTAAGCACCCATGCTATTACCTCTTTCTTGTTAAAAGTTCGAAAAACCAAAGCCCATGTTAGGACTCCTACCTCCGACGGAACCGCCAGGGGTAAAAACTTCCTTCGAAATCTCCCCCCGGGGAAATTTTTAGGAGGTCGGCGATGCTAAGGGGGGGTGGATTTTGTCGACCCTCCCCCCCCTTAGCCTATTCTATTTCTCTTGTGACTTTCCTAAACATGCCTGTAACATTGTTTCGAATA